TGGCAGGGGATGAGGGATTCGAACCCCCGACGGTCGAACTAAATCTGTAAATATATATGAAGATTTTTTTGGCGCGCAGAAAAGCGTGCCGATTTTGCATGCGTTAGACATGGATGTTTTTGTAAAAATCCTTCATCTTTTCGGAATGCTGATCGATGTCTTTTTGAGATTCATGTAGATAGTGCGCATGAACTGTCTCTATATTTGTCCAACCGCCAAAACTCATTGTACGAAGTTCAGGCCAGCCAAGATGGTAGCCAAGCGATGCAAATGATCTGCGCAATCCATGGACGGAAACGAGCGGTAGATTATTTGTTTTGCAGATTTTATTGATTTGTTTCCCAATGGCTTGAGGCGAGAGCTGAACAATATATTCGTCAGCGTCAATGTCAGGAATGATTTCGAGAAGACGCGGAATTACAACGGGGATTTCTCTTTTTGAGGCATATGTTTTGTTAGTGTCCTTCTCAACCAACCGATTGTTGGAATCAAGAACACGCGCTCCGGATACGTTGATTGTAGCCCTTCCATCCTTTGAGATTACGATATCTTTCCGCTTCAGGTCAACGAGTTCTGAAAGTCTCAGCGAATGCAAGGCTAATAATGCTGCGAGTTCGCAAGTCTTCCCATGAATCAATGGAATAAAAATTTGTATTTGTTCAAAGTCCAAATAAGGAAGACCGCCCTTGCTGAATTTTGGTAGTTCGACTTTTGGAGGGGTTATTCCAGCATACCGCATAGCAGCAGAAATGACGTTCCATCGGTTAAAGACAGTCTTCGCAGAAACGTGTTTCGCTTCCTCATTGACAACCGATTGCCAATCGATGCTGGCGGAAAGATCCGTGTTCATGTATTGCTGGAAACCGTGCCGAAGAACGATATCGTAGCCGCGATATGTGGCCGGCGATATTATCTTGGATTTCCCTTCCATCATTTTTTGTATAGCTTGCTTTACCGTAAGTTTTGGGGCAAGCTTTTTCTTTTCAATGAACCCTGCACGAACAGCTTTTGCCTTTGCAATGCACAGCGCTTTTGTTGGCTCTGTGATACTCTGCTTCTCCGCATCCAAATAAATTCTCCAGTTACCACTAGCAAGCTTGCGGGGAGAAGGAACTTTGATTTCGTCTTTTTTCTTCCGTTCCTTTATCTGTTTTTCTCCACACCAGTTACAGAACATAGAGTTGGATTCAATTTCACGACCACAGGATTTACACTTCATGATGAGTGGCCTCCTGCAATTTCTCCAAGGCATCATTACGTTCCTTCATAACACGAAGAAATTCCTGCTTCAAAGCATAAAAAGTATCTGCACAGACTCCGATGCTTGGAGCAATCTTGATGTTTTCATCAAGCGCGTCCAGAACTGCTTGATCGCGCTCATTGATATTGTTTCCCAAACGAATAACCTCCATGGAATTAAAAAAGTACAGAACACAATCAATCTTGATGAGAAATTCAAGGAGATCTTAGAGAAAGTGAGCGACAAAGATGGATTACTTAGATTCCTTCAGTTTTGCATTCTGCGTCTGAATAAAGACGAGCCAGTTCAAGCAATTTGGAGCGAGTGGTTGCAGACAACTGGCTAAAAATACGAACCATCTCCATGGCCTCGGTGTCGTTACTGACATCGGGGTCATTTTTTTGCGCGGGTAAACCGCCAATTAACTCCTGCTCGGAGACACCAAAATATTCACAAAGTTGAATAAGCGTCCGTGGTTGCGGCGTTGTCCGTCCATCAATCCAGTTGCGGATTGTGGTTTGTGAGCAATGCAGGTCATTCGCCAGTTTATAAGCGGACAGACTGCGCTCACGCATGAGTGTTTTGAGTTTTTGTGAAAAATCCATAAAAATATACCTCCAATTTTGGATAAGCAATTTGCTCCAATAGGGTTGCAAATGATTCAATAATGGTGTAAAATATGGAGCATGAGGCAAGCCGATATTCCAGTTGGGTATAGAAATACCCAAGATGGATGAGTAGCTTGATTCTGTATTGGACGTTCAGAATTTTACTACTCCAACTTGCTAATGTCAATCCCCAATGGAGGTGAAATTGTGAACTTTTCTGAAACATTACAAAAAATGATGCAAACGAAGGGTGTGACCAGATACAGATTGGCTAAAGATCTTGGAATCAGCCAGTCAACTGTTACGAACTGGCTGGAAGGACGAACGCCGCATCCTTTCATGATGGATAAGGTTTACGCTTATTTTGGAAGATCAACGTTTGATGCCAATGATGAGCGGGCAAAGCATCGGAGGCAACAAACATGAACGACCTCGTATTCTTAGCACCAAACACGGAAGAACCGTTCACAACATCAGAAGTCATCGCTGAATGCGCCGGGGTTCAACACCATACTGTGACGCGACTGATTCAGCAACATGAAGCTGATTTCAAAGAGTTTGGCTCACTTCGATTTGAAATCGAAGTGAGAAAACGAGAAGTCGGTGCGACAACGGCAAAGAAATATAAGCTGAATGAGCAGCAAGCGACGCTGCTGCTAACGTTTCTTCGCAACACTTCGGCCGTTATCAAATTCAAGAAAGAATTGGTTCGGCAGTTCTACGCCATGCGGGAAGAGCTGATGAACGTGCGGGCAACCCGTGCGGCGCGAAAACCAATCAGACTTGAAATGACCGACGCGATTAAGGCACTTCCGGATAGTCCACACAAGAAACTGAAGTATGGTCAGTACACAGATCTGGCATATCGAATGGCGATTGGAAAGCCAGCACGGCAAGTCCGCGAAGAACGTGGAGCAGACAAAAACACGAACGCAAGCGACTACATGACGTCGGATGAATTGCAAGCGATATCTGCAATGGAAAATCGGGTGTCGGTTCTTCTGCAGGTTGGAATGGACTACCAGCAGATCAAGGAACTTTTGGCGAATACGCAGCGCAAGGAGGAAATATGCCACGCTTGAAAAAGAAAGAGCCTGATTTCATAAGGGTCACTCGTTTGATAAGAGGATATGCGCCTGTATCAAAGGTCGCGGAAATGATTGGGAGATCTGTGCCAACTGCGCGTAAAAAGATAAACGACCCTCGACAGTTTACGCTCGGAGAATTACAGATGATTTCCATGAGGGCGCATATTCCTTGGGAAGACATGAATCAGGCGGTGAAGCCATGAGCCTAATCCGGAAACATTTTGAAGACCGGGACAGCTGGCTGATTGGCCGGCAGGAACTCGGAATCGGTGGTTCTGACGCTGCAGCGGTTTGCGGACTCTCACCGTGGACATCTCCAGTGGAACTCTGGAGAATAAAAACGGGGCAAAAAAAGCAAAAGGACATATCCGCGAATGCTGCGGTTGAACGCGGCGTTCGGATGGAGCCAGCGCTTCGAGAGTTGTATGCAGCCATGAATCCGAAAATGCAGGTCGAGCACTTTCCATACGACATTCTGGCTCAGAGTGAGCGGCCCTGGCTTACGGCGACCCTTGACGGAGACCTGACGGACGAAAACGGACGCCGAGGTATCTTGGAAATCAAAACCGGACAGCTCATGAAAAAAGCTGACTATGAGAAGTGGGCCGATGGAAATGTGCCGATTTACTACCTCGCCCAAACACAATGGCAGCTATTGGCTACTGGATGGGATTTTGTTGATCTGTTTGCCGCGCTTCAGGACATCCGTGGTGACTGGTCAATACGAACACGCCGAATCGAACGGGCAGAGTGCGAAGAAGACATCGCATGGCTGCTGGACAAAGCAGATACGTTCTGGGGGTACATCCAAAAGCGGCAGATGCCGCCGATGACTTTGAGAATATGAAAGGAAGGAACACATTGATCGTTGAAGTCAAATTTTACAGAGAAAGTGCGAAAGCATACGTCGGACGCGGGTACAGCTATGAAACGGACATGTCGCTGAACGTTGGAGATCGTGTGCTTGTGCCGGCTGGAAAGGGAAAGAACAGAGCAATAGTTGTGGCGGTGAATGTGCCGCGAATTGCCGTCAATCCTGATTACTTCCCATTGAAGCGCATTACGGAATACGACATGCCGGAGGTGAACGCTTGATGGAAACAACGGAAATCAGGATGATAACCGACCTCGACAAAGCACTTCCGCAGAGTATCGCATTCAACTTTGAGGAAGTGAAAACATGGCTGACCGAGAATCTTGCATCTTACAAGAGCATGGTCGTCACCGAAGACGAAATTGGAGCGGCAAAGGCTGATAAAGCCAAGATTTCAAAACTGTCAAAGACCATATCAGAACAGCGAATCGCAATCAAGAAACGCTATCTGGAGCCGTACAACGACTTCGAGGCGAAAATGAAAGAACTGTCCGGTATGTGCGACGAGGCTGCGAAGAACATTGATGTACAGGTCAAGGCTTTTGATGAAAAACGGAAAACAGAGAAGCGGGAAGAACTCAAAGCATTCTTTGAATCGCTCAATCAGCAAGCGTGGCTTCAATTTGAACGGATTGAAAACCCGCGCTGGATGAATGCCACTTATGACATGGAAACGGCGAAATCGGACATCCAGCAAGCTGTGAGCACCATTGCAGAGAACGTTGCAACCATCACAGAAGCTGGCGGAGAGTTCGAGAGTGAAATCTTCCTGGAATATCAGAAAACGCTTGACCTTGGAGCGGCCATGCGGCGCGGCGGAGAACTGAATAGGCTGAAAAAGGAGCGGGAAGCACGCAGAGCTGCCGAAGAAGCAGCCGAACGCGCAAGACGTGAGGCGATTGCGGCGCACGAAGCTGCTATGGAAAAGGCACAGCGCGAGCAGGCCGAAAGGGACGCACAACGGAAAATCGAAGAAGAAACTGCGCGCCGGGCGGAAGAAATGCTGAATTCGTCAAATCTTTCTCACGTCGAGGGGATGGAAAACGCACAAGCGGAACCGGTTTCTGTGCTCGATTTCAGAGTGTACGTTACCAATGAGCAGAAAATCAAACTTCGGGACTGGCTGAACACCAACGGCATCCGATTCTGCCGTGTACCAAAATTCGGAGACTGATATACGAAAGGAATGTGAAATATGAACGCAACAACTAGACTTACACCGCCTGCAAAGACGCAGACGTTTTCAAACGCTATCACGTCCAATGCGATGCAAGGACTTATTCAGAAGTCGCTGAAAGACGATAAAGTAGCAGCAAGATTCACGTCCACATTGATTTCCGCTGTCAACGCATCCGAGCAGCTTAAAATGTGTGACCCAGGAACAATCGTCGCAGCCGCACTTCGTGGTGAAGGTATGGGGCTGACCCTTGGCATGGGATATTATCTTGTGCCGTATGGACAGACGTGCAGTTTTATCCTTGGTTATAAAGGCATGCTCCAACTGGCTCTTTCTACGGGGGTCTACAACGATATCGATTGCATCGATATCCGCGAGGGTGAATATAAGGGACGTGACCGCAGAACCGGGAAGCCGTCGTTTGACTTCAACGTATACGAAACGGACGAAGATCGTGAAGCTGCAAAAATCACCGGCTATTACGCATACTTCGAGTTGAAGGACGGACTCTTCAGAAGTGAATACTGGTCTATGGAAAAACTCCTGAATCATGCAGAAAAATACGCGCAGGCGTTCAAACGTGACAAATATGACCAGTTTATCGCTGGTGAAATGACGGCGGAAGAGGAAGAAAAGATGCGCAAATCGACGCCATGGTACGATGTTGGCGGCGGTCAGGAAAGAATGTGCAAGAAAACAGTCCTACGGAGCCTCCTGAACTCTGGCTATGCGCCTCTCTCAAATGAAGTTCGTTATGCGATGGACAATGATTCCGAATCAGGCATCGTTCCCGATATGCCGATTATCAACGTTGACAAGTCAACTGGAGAAGTAACTGGCGCGGTTTCAACAACTCCTGCTATCACTGCTGCATCGGACGATGACTTCTTCGATGCAACTGCCGTGAGCGCTGAACTTGATCGAAGAAATGATGCCAAGCAGGAAGAAGTACAGGCTTCTGCACCCGTCAAGCGGAAAAAGGCAGCAACCGAAAGCAGTCCGGAAGCAGTAGCAACGTCCTACACGGACGATGGCTTTTTCGGCGGTGGTGAATAATGAGGCCAATCATAAATGGCGGGGTCACACAGGACCCAAAAGACCCGAAGCGGCAGTCATGCGAAACCATGCTTATTTGGGGAAAGGTTACGCGGGACGCAAAGCTCGAATACACAAAGGGCTCAAACAACAAACCCCCGATGCCAAAGGTCACATTTGGCGTAGCATACGAGGAAAAAAAGTTCATGAACGTCCTCGCATTAGGGGAATCTCCTCAAACCAATATCGCGCAGCGCGTTCGGAAGGGCGATCAGGTTTTAATCGCTGGAAGATGGTCAAGCAAAGAATACAAAAACAGCGCCGGTGAGGAAAAAACATGGGCAGAACTGAGAATTGAGCAGATTGCTATTCAGAGCGACGACTATCGAGAAGAAATGATCGACTGCCTCTGGACTGCGTTCGCAAACGCGATGGCAAAAGGCTATATGCACGACAGGACAGAATTCATGCGGGCATTCAACACCGGCTTCGTAGATGCGTTTTGGGAGCTTTGTCAGTCCATGCAGGGAGAAGAACCACAGGAAACGGATGACGGAGAAGTGGCTGGTGGCGATGACTATGAACTGACGATTTGAGGACTTTCAATGGGAAAAGGAATTAGCCTATCTGACTTGCCGGAGCCATACAGACGGCAGGCGGAGCAAAAGATCATACAAGAAATGCAGCGGAGGGCGTCAATACAGTCCTCGGACAAGGCCGAAAATCGGAAAGTAGCTGTGAAAAAGGACAAAACCGATAAGCCACCAAAACTGCGAAACAAGAAGGTTACTCGCGATGGAAAGACCTTTGACAGCAAGCGGGAAGCAGACCGTTATGACGATCTTGCACTTCTGGAAAAGCAGGGAGTTATCCAGAACCTTGAATGGCAGAAAGAATACCTCTTGATTCCAGCACAGTATAAAACTGTCGAACAATACGGAAAGCATGGAACGAGAATCAAGGACAAACGCATTCTTCTTGAACGGAAGGTGACTTACATCGCCGATTTCGTTTACGAGAAGGATGGAGAAACAGTCGTGGAGGACTCGAAGGGCTACAGGAATCCGTCTTCGGCACCTTATGCGAAGTTTGTACTGAAGCGGAAACTAATGCTCTGGATACACGGAATCAGAATAACGGAAGTTTGAATTGGAGGCAGAATCAATGGAATCGATGCGCGAAGACGTTTTCAGATTGGCGGTAGCACCATGGAAAAGCATTTACAGGTCAGACACGCCGGAGAGGGTAACGAAAGAAATGCAGGACGAAATTGATTTCTGCCTTTATCACTGTCCTTATGCGGACACTGAGTGCTGCAACTGCCTTGACGGCGGCACAAAAGAGAAGCAAGGAAGGCCGAACGTAGGCGGGGATCTTGATTTGGAACGGCTGAAGGAAATGCTACGCTTGAAAATACCACAGGCGAAGATCTGTAGGGAACTAGGCGTAACTCGGCAGACAGTATACAACTACAAGAAAAAACTGGGGTGATTTAGGTGATTCACAATGGCTAGATATATCCACACCGGAAACTTGATAATGTATCTGGATATGGCGTTGATTGAAAACAAATCTTCGCCGACGGCCGGATATGCGCTGCTGAAACTGCACCAAATCATCAATGAACATCCTGAATATTTCGGCTGCATCACGCTTGGGGAATGCGACGGCTGCCGTTGGAATGGCCGTCACCAGAAATGCTCGTGCTGCCAACGGAATCCAAGCTTAAAAGATTGCTATGAGGTGAAAGAATGAGAACGGACGATATTATCCGTGGACTACGTTGCTGCTATGACACGACAGGGGAACTCGATTGCGAATCGATGTGTCCGTTTGTGAATGTGGAAGGGTGCAGAATCAAACTGCACAAAGCTGCCGCAGAACGCCTTGAGTTCTTTGCAGCAGAAGTAAAACGATTGGAAGCTCTTGTACAGCCAGTAGGTTGTAATCCCTGCGACGGGTGCGACCGTGGATGGGGAATGATTGCTGGATACAAAAACGGGAAAGTGGAGTCAAAGAGCTGTATGGAAGAATGCCAGCTGCTGAAAGAATATCTGGAGAAACAGAAGGAGGGACAGCCATGCTGCCCATGATGGAAGCAGGGTGCTATAACTGCCCGGTAAAAAACTGCACTGCGGCATATCGTGGCAGCGAATGCGCCGCGAACCGTGCAAAGTTAGGAATCGATACCGACCCGCTAACTAATGGAGAATACATCAGGCAGGCAGACGACAATCAGCTTGCGGACATTCTGTACGGAGCTATTTCTGGGATAGTAAAAGAGATGCTTTGCCGTCTCGGAATAACCGATTGGGAATGTCCAGACATCCGAGATGAATACGTTGAGTGGCTGCGAAGACCATGTGACAAGGAGGCCAAATGAAAACACTGAACGGCGGACAAACGCTCACAATTCCATGCAAAATCGGTGACTACTGTCTATTCGACACAGGACTGTGTATCAAAAAAATGAGAGTCAGGGGCTTCTACTTTGGCTATCCTGATGGGCTACGCATTGACCTCGGCGACATAGAGCCAATCGCGTCTCATCACTCAATCGTCGGCTATGTTGCGGCCGAAGACGATATCATGCAGAGTACAGAAGCAATCAGAATAAGAAAGCAGGTGATGTATCCATGAAAACTGAAATTACGAAAATCAAAGGTGACTGGATGGAGGTCGCTTCAGATTGCCGGTCAACGGTTGGAAAGCCGCCGCTCGACCATGAGCCGAGTACGGAATTCAAACGGAAGATCCTGATTGCGGAGCATTCTACAATCAGAGACATTTCCGTCAAATGGATATGGAAGGGAATCAAAAGTTGGATTGCTACGCATTGGAGCCGCCACAAATGGGAGTGTTTCATCAGAACACAGCGCTCAGACCGGACGGGCATTGACCGCGACAAACTGCCGCAGGACGCGCCGGTTGACTTCGTAGGAGAAGCAAATGTACAGGCGCAAATTGACACCATGCGAAAACGTTTGTGTCGTAAAGCCGCTCCGGAGACGCGACAGTACGCCGAGGACTTCAAGGCAGCACTCCACGAGATCGAACCTGAAATTGCGGATGTGCTGGTGTGTAACTGTGTCTATCGAGGATTTTGCCCAGAAATGAATCCGTGCGGATTCTGGGATTGGTTCTCTAGGGACATGACGAAGGATGAACTTGTTTCGTGGGAGAGACGTTATGGAAAGTATAATCAGTGGCTCCAAAGAACCAAAAATTGATTTAACAGGATACTCCTTCGGTGAGTTCAAAGTACTAGAAGAAGGTGAACCCAAAATCAGGAATGACGGCCATAAGGTAAGACAGTGGAAGTGCTTGTGCTCATGCGGAAACATACGTTACTTATCCACGCAGGAGATAAAAACGAAAAAACGTAAGAGCTGCGGGTGCAAGCACAACGAATACAGAAGGAAAAATGCAACGATACATGGAGACAGTCATAAACGCCTGCATAACATTTGGAGTGGAATGCGCGCAAGGTGTTACTGCGAAACGGAATATCATTACAAATGGTATGGGGCGCGAGGAATCAAGATGGATGATAAATGGAGAAATGATTACTGCGCGTTCAAAAAATGGGCACTTAACGCGGGGTATTCTCCTGAATTGTCTATCGACAGAATCGATAACGATGGTGATTATACGCCAGATAATTGCAGATGGGTTGACCATAAGACGCAATGCAACAATACCAGAAGAAACCACTATATTGAAGCATTTGGGGAAAAGTTGACTATGTCCCAGTGGGCAGATAAGACGGGAATCCCATACGCTACGATTAAAAGAAGGATTAAACGAGGCTGGAAACCAGAATGTGCCGTTACAAAACCGATTCGGAAACTAAAGAATAGAACGGCAGATATGGTTGCCACGACACACATTCAAGACCGCTACGATGCGTACAACAAATTCTTCTATGAACGGAGGAACGCTGAATGAGCATTCTCATTGAAACTTGCCCTAAATGCGGTGCAGAACTGCAGAATATCGTGATCGCTACGTTCCCGCCTATCCCGCAGAAGAAGTGTTTCAACTGCGGATGGAGCTGGGAAGGGAAGCCTGAGAAGGTTGAGTACAGGCCGTTTGAGGAAGCCACTGAAGAGAAAGACCAATGTCGGTAAATGTGCAGTTTGTCTGCCCGGTGTGCGGGAAACGTGTGACGCGAATCAGGGAACCTGGACAAAAAAGTTATTTCTGCAGTCAGACTTGCTTCAATTTCGCGCGGCGCAACGGAATGTGGAGCCAGTGGAAAGAAACCAGCTCGCCGGGCGACTTGGCACATGAGAAGGTCACGATAAAAATTACGCATGATATCCCGATTTTTCAGCAGATGCGGCCGAAAATCGGTGCGCTGTATGCAGCGGAAAAATACGACGGAAAGTACCATGGATACGTTATCACTGTCAACGGGTACAGGGTCAACATTCGGTGGAACGAATGCGTGGAGGTGAAGAAATGAGCCAAGCAGTGCTCATCAGCATCAGACCAAAGTGGTGCTCGAAGATTGCCAATGGTGAAAAGACAATCGAAGTTCGTAAAAGACAGCCCCAGTTGGACGTGCCATTTAAGGTGTACATCTACTGCACACATGGACCTGACATGCTTTGGATATTGAATCAAGAAGACAGAAAACTGTTTACTGAAAAACCAACAGACGTTTTTACTGCGAAGGATGTGGGCGGCCTATATCCGGGAAATGGCAAGGTCATTGGGGAGTTTGTCTGCGACAGGGTAACGAACATTTTTTCAAACAGCAGATTTTGGCTAAACGAAGATGATGTCCGGCACACTTGCCTGACTGCCGATGAAATTCGGACGTATGCAAACGGCGCACATGGATTATACGGATGGCATATTTCAGACTTCAAACTCTACGATAAGCCGCTGCCGCTCAACACCTTCAAAAAGTGGTTTCGGGAGTGCGCGTATTCAGATCTCGGTTTTGCCATCCCGGACTGCGAGAAATGCACGGACTCTGGATGCTTTGTGCAGAAGCCGCCACAGTCATGGTGCTTCGTGGAGGAGCTGCAATGAGCGGATTTTGCAATGGAAAAAACGTTGCATGCGCGCATGCGACGAACTACGGAGACTGCCAAATCGCGGCGTGCTGCAAGCACCATGAACCAAAAAACGAATTATGCAATAGTCAGCTCATACGTTGCCCAAACGGGCATATCGTCGGAGTTTGCGGCGTGAACGGGACAGTAGAAATTAAACACAAGGGCCGAACAATAGTTGTAAGCTCATCAAATGCAAACGTGCAAATAACCTGCGAACAATGCGGCAAGATGGTCACAGTCTATCTGGACTGCGGAAAAACTGATGTGGAGGAGTGTATATGATAATTAAATCCGGAGATTATGTAGAAAGTCTGCATGGGAATGTCGGTGTAGTAAAAACAGTTGGGAAAACAGTGCCTGTTGACGGCAAGGAGCAATTCTCCTTCGATTGGGAAATCACGCGCCCGTCCATCAGAAGCGGAGACCGTGGCTTCTTTGCTGGAAGCGAATCCGATTTGTGGCTGCACTACCGTCAAATTGGCATGTATCACAACCCGTTCCAGAAAGAGAGAATGACAAAGCAGAGAATGGCAAAGCAGAGAATCGAACCGATTGAAATCGGAAAGATTGAAAAAGCAAGAGCAACGAAGGTGACGATTTCGACAGATGGGGCTGTAAAAACTGAACGCGGTGAATTTGATATACTGAAACGCACAAAATTAACCGTCACAGATCTTGCAGTCAAAATCAACGAAATCATCAACTATCTGAATGCGGAGGAATGTTAATGGAGCATATTGTACAGTTTGGCATCAGCATCGATGACGAGGCAATCAAGCGTACCATAATGGAAAGCGGCGTTAAGACTATCGAAGCGCAGATCAAACAGGCAATCATCAATAAAGTTTTCACAGCATACCGATACGGAAATGCGAATCCTGCCAGTGATCCGTTATCTACATGGGCGCAGAATCTCGTAGCGGACACGCTTGCAGAGAACCGAGATGCGATTATCAACCAAGCGGCAGCAATTCTCGCAGACAAGATGGGGCGGAGCGTGAAAGTCCGCGAGGCTATCATCGCAAAGGCGGCGGAATGAGTGTCATACTCAGGAGAATCGACAGCAAGATATTCTATCCCGTGACGTATATCCTTGATGAATACCATGTTTCGGGCGATCTTATTGATATCGATGAAATGAAATTCATCATTACCGATGAATCAAATTCCGTGATATATCTTGAAAAGGAAAACGAATGGCGCAACAGGTTTTACCCCGGAAAGTGGATTAGAATTTTCCCACTGGTCGGAATCCTTGAACTCGAATCGGATGAACCGATTGATGTACCGGGATTCAGAAGATTTCCTTGGGGAGAGGAAAAAAGGTGGTTGCTCCGTAATGAGCAAATGGAAAAGAAATTGGCATGGCTGATTCAAGAGGAACGGAGAATATCAGCATCGGAGGGGGGAAAAAATGGAGGATTTCATGTGTGCGCGTATCTGCGATAATCTGCAACTTGAACTTCACAAGGACGTGCTGCGGGCAATAATCGAGCAGGATGAGTTCTACCGAGTATTGGGGAACTTCTCCGTGGAGATCATGGGCGTTGCACCTGATACCGGCGCTTTCATCCTCAAATTCCACGACAAGGACAAGCAGCACGCGAAAACGGTCTGCGATAGCGAAGTCGTGGAAGTAACACCGTCGGATATGCTTAACCTCGATTTGCAGAACCGTCTCCGGAATGTCGGCCCGTATCAGGTGGAATCCAGCAATCCAAACTGGACAAGGGAGGGAAACAAACCAGTGGTAACAATCTATGGTTATAGCGACGATACGGTCGAAATCGAAAACAGCAACTACAATGATGGTAGTATTGACTGCTTCGGCAAGGATGTACGGTTGTGGTTTAGAGACGGAACAATCATCCGCATCGGTTACTGCAAGCAAAATCTCGGCGTTTGGTACATCGTTAGAGAACACGTCGGAACGGCAGAGCAGACACTTTTGGTCTGCGAGGACGAAGACGCAGATCCGTACAGCGATGTCTTTTGCATCAACGCGGAAATCGAACGGCATGAGGTGCTGGGAGGGAACTTTGGAGAGATTAACATTACGGAGCAGTGAAACAAGCCACGAAAACGGCGTATGCTGCACACATTTCAAAAGCCAGGAATGTCTCGAAGTCGGAGGGAACTGCGCGTATGGCTGCAAGTGGGAAGAGGCTGCATGGGAGAAACTTGCAAGCTATGAAGATTCCATGCTGCCTCCAGAAGGCTGCAAAGCGGCGGCAGAAGCCAATACCATCTTGGAGACCTGCGGATTATCACTGGATCACATCATCAATCTGATAAAGGCCGATAAAGCAGGCATGAACATTATTCTTCCGTGCAAACCGGGCGATAAATTGTTTGTTCTGACCTCTGACAGTTTGACCGGCATCGAAGAAACAAAATGCAAACGCATCATGATCTGCCGCGCTTCCAATGGATTGTATGCGAAGGTCGTTGCGCCGTGCGTCTATGATGATTGGGGAAGCGCACATTGGGAGTTCACAGAGGAAGATTTCGGAACAAAAGTGTTCTTAAATCAGGAAGACGCCGAAAAGGCCAGGAGGAAAAATGAACTGTGGAGTAAAAGAATGTCCTTTTGTTCGGAGCGGTGAGTGCGAAGTACCGCCGTGCGGAACGTGCTTCCTGCCGTGCGAAGCGAGGGAAGACCATGATTGACTTAAAGCCATGTCCCTTTTGCGGCGGGAAGGCCGTCGTGATAAGTGAACCATACACGCACAATCGATTCCTTGTGGCCTGTAAAAATCGCGGGGACGTGTGCAAATGCGAACCATGTACAAACTGGTTTGACACACCAGAAGAAGCTGCGGAAGTGTGGAATAGGAGGGAAAATGAACGATCTTAAAGGCTGCCCGTTCTGCGGTGGAGAAGTCGAGGAACGGGGTGGAACCTGCAACTATGGAAAAAAGGTCATGACGCTAGATGTAAAATGCCAGAAGTGCGAAACGACATTTAAGTTTAAGCACAAATGGTCGCTTAACCCATACGTCGAAACCGTGGATGCGTGGAACCGGAGGTACGATGATGGAACAAATTCGTAGTTGCCCGTTCTGCGGCGGGCGCGGGCGGGTGAGTTTCAAGGATGCTCGCTTCGCAGGTCAGAATTACAGAGGCGACAAGAAAATTGTGTACCGCGTACAAATCATTTGCAACCGGTGCGCCAGCCGGGGCAAGCCTATCAGAACGGAGCCGTTGATTAACCCTAATCCGTATGGCTGTGCATGGGGACCGACATATGACGCGAAATCTCCAGTATGCCAAAGGCAGACGGAGCTTTTCGCACCATACGTTGAAGCGGCTATCCGTGCATGGAATGAGAGGTATGTAGATGGAGCAACCGAGTAACTGCCCATTTTGCCACACGTGCTCTGTGGATTGGCCGGTGTATCTTGATGAGATACACCAGTTTAATGCAGACATATACCCAGAAGTTATGTATCAATGCCGCTGTACATACTGCGGGGCAAATGGACCGATAAAAGGTACGAAGCGTGCAGCTATCAAAGCTTGGAATAGGAGGAACGAAAATGGTTGAAAATCGAGTGTGTTTTACCGTCCGAGGAGAGTTTGGAGCGCAGATGAGTTTCGAAGCAAATAACACGATTCCATATGAAGTTCTGTGCAAGTGTGTCAACAAAGATACGTTAATAGAGCTGATGTGCCTTGACGTAGCCGGCTATACCGGCGACGATATTCAGTTCATCACGCCGGAAGAATATGACGAGCGCTTTGGAGATGACGAAGATGAGTGAAATTATCATCCCATGCCTGCGGTGCAGTGCCGACGCCAAACTGCGCAGATGCGGTGATGGGTATCGCGTCGTCTGTCCCGAATGCGGCCTGAAGGGCGCACGGAAATGTGAAACCGCACATGTAGGACGTGGTAAAGCAAAGCAGCTGGCTATCCAGAAGTGGAACCAAATGCAATGTAACATCGTTGATGCTGCAATCGAAGCACGTTGTTGGGGGATTCTGCAGCCACCATATGGAGAAAACTTGTGCGGTTCCATCTACAGGGGGCTTACCTCAACCATCAGGTATGACGTTGACGACAATCTGTATATTGGCTCGATTGTGGGAATTAAAGACGTGGTGGCATTCCACGGTAGGACACTCAATGAATGCTTACATTCGTTCGAAAAGGCCGTGGACAAATATCTGAAGATGATACTGGAGGAACGATAATGGTAGATTGCTGTGCGACCTGCGCATTCCACGAATGCCAGAAAGGGTATCTTTACCCGCACCGGTGCAAAAAGCACAAAGGCGAACGCTTTTCAGAGATCGAATGGAATCGTATCGTGTACAGCCTGTACAAATGCGGCGAGTTCAAAAGCATTGACGCTGTCAGTGATGTAGCGGACAGAGAACGTGAACATGAAAGATGCCACTAAAATTGTCAGGGAGGACGCAATGATGGAACTGGAATCAGTTTTCAATGAAATCAAGGCAATGTCGCAGGAACAACTCGACGATCTCATGGACAAAGTGCGTGCAATGTCCGAACCACCATATGATGAGACTGTCAATGAAGAACCTGTAGTTGCGCCGATGAATCAGGCTGATATCAGCGAGCATAGCCGGTATAGGGAACTGAAAGTGAACCCATGCGCAAATGGCATCCATTTTTCTGCTGTCATGGATGACGAAGACGGCAGCATTGTCGTTTTCGGAGAAGGTGGATGGGCGATGGGGTACATCGACTACCCGATGGGAACGGCCAGCTGGATCGTCACGGACGAGTGCAAGCCGGGTGTGCAGCGTTATTGGAAGACGTGCTCGAAATGTGGACAGAAAAAATGGTTCTTCAACTATATCGACGCACGGAATCTGAAACAAAGGTATCCACTCTGCGAGTGCGGGGCGAAGATCATCGGTGTGGAAGAAAGGTTTGAATTTGAATGACACTGCGCGAGGCAATTAAACAGTATGCTGGCTTCCCACCGAAAGAAAACTTTGACTTTCCGGTGGAAAGCATTGGGCCGTACATCATTCTCATTGCGTCAAACTATAAGCGGGAAGAAAACCGGCAATCCTTCACGATAAAAATCAGATATGGTGTCAATACGTTCTCTGACTACGCTGGCCGTGTTGGATTCAGAGATGGACTGCCGGGGCGGCTATACAAAGCAAAAATTGACGTAACAGCGCTGCTAGATGATGGCAATAAAATTAGGCCGAACAAGGAAGATCGCTTCGTTGTGGATGATCGTATTACGGACGAGCTGCAAATCGAGAAAATTGAAGTCGGAATCATTTCGCTTGTTGCGGTATTCGACGGGAAGGAGATTGACAATACATGGATAGATACATAAACGCAACCAAACTGATTGCAAGCATTGATGAATCTCTTGATTCAATGCGGAAAGAAGATGGCAAGCTACCGGACACGGAAGATGTCGATGAATTGCTTCGATTCAGGAGCGAACTGGAAGCCGCGCCGGAAGCCCCAATTAGGGATTATCGTCCAGAGAACGCACCGTTTGTGACGGCTAACGGCAAACCCGTTGGACTTCTGAAAAGCATACGGCCCGATATTACTGAAATTGTAATTTCAACCAGTTACTGCGGATGTGAGTTCGTAAACGGTGAACTTGCATCGGTAGAAATTCTGAAAGAACCTTTGGATAAATGGGAGGAACGATATGGAAAAGCTATCGACGATTCAAAAGTGCAATAACCTGAACACAATCTACCGCAGCACCGAAAAAGGTCCCGGTGGCGGATATCACAGTTACACGGTCATGGATGCAGACGGGACAAAAGTGGTGGCACAAATCGAATTCCAGAAAGGTGCTCGAAACGACCCGAATGCGCGTCATGGCATTTTGGATGCTGACCTTTTGGAAATCGTGCGTGATAGGCTGACGGCCTTCAACAAGGGGGAATTTTCCACGCGGGAGAACGCCTGCGCAATCACACATATTGAAGAAGCCCTCATGTGGATGGCGAAACGTGCCGATGATCGGGCGGAACGCGGGGTGTTGGGGACGTATAACAAATGAGAGAAGATGAAGCTAAGACCATTTTTGTATGCAACACAATCACTGGCGGTGTTTATGAGGTGAAAAAGGGCTTTGGCATAGACGAGACGTGCATCAGGAAGATTCAGAAGCGCGCGAAAAAACGCGGAGATGAATATATGGCTTTTGTACTTCCAGGCGATGTAAAGCATGATGATATCGAGAAATTAGCAAATGCCATTTCGGATTGGAGACGATTTCAAGATGCCAGACTCCCAGAATGCGTGTATGGAACACCAGAAGCGATTGAAATCCTGACGGACGGGAGGGAGAAACCGTATGGCGAAGCATAACCAAAAATGGCTCGATGCCAGATGGAAGCAGAAAGAACGGCAGAAAGTTGCTGAAAAGAAACGTCGCGGTTGGGAGGAAAAAGAACGGGAACGATGTTGGGAAGAATCGCTTGCCGATTTGAAGAAGTTCACGGACTGGTTGGAGAGTTTGAACGGAGATTTCAGTTTCCTCAAAGAAATCGGCCCCGGAGTAGATTTCTCGAAGATTCTGGAAGGAACACCGTGCAGATTTGTTTCTCAGAAGTGGAATGGCGATGGGACATATGATGTCACGTTCGAGGTAGACGTACTGAGAAATGACAGTAAACACGAAAATATCGGCGTGCTGACGGCAACTGCGCACGGCGTGTCGTATATCGCGGGGAGGTTGGAAGTTCATGTACGATGATGAGAAATTTGAAGACTTCTACGCAAATGCAGAACGCCGCATCCGAGAACTTAACAAGAAACGCGACGATGCAATGAACGAAACACCACAGAATATTTACGTGAAAATTGGCGAACTGATTGGGACACTTACTTTAGACGGCGAAGAGTATCCGGTGAAGGGACTATCGGATAAAACCGCGCAGCTTCTTCACAGAATGGTTTGCCCAAACTGTGGCGCACCACATTCACCATGGGAATCTAAATGCGAATACTGTGGTGGGTACTTTGCTCTGGAACCGCCTGTGTCGGAGACGCAACTAAAGGTTGAACCTTACGCGGTTAAGCAATGGGACGGTGAAAAATTTGTTAGCAAAGTTGTGAACCCAATGGAAAGGATTCAAACAAAAAAGCTCCCAACAAAAAATATCATTGGATAGAAAGGCGGAAACACAATGAAAAACACAGTAGCCCCTTCGGTAAAACAATTTGTCGATTGCAAGTTTGAGTGCAGCACCCACATTACTCCATCCAGAATGGTCGCAGGGGAAGCGGGGACACAACATCGTGTCGTGGAGTTCATACACAGCGATGATGCCTTGGATAACAACACAGAACCTGTCAATTCAAGGGAGATAGGAACGCTTGACGATGAAACAGTAAAGGCCATTTTGGCCGCGTTTGAAACAGCCTAAAACAAACTTTTGCAACTTCTCTTGCATTTTTGATGATTATATGGTATAATTAAGCAAAATAAACAGAGGTGCTTACGCGCTGTTCCGGTGCTTTTCCTATGGGAAAGGTATCGGGACAGCGCTTTTTGCTATATTTGGAGGAAAAATGAGCGAAAATGTCAGTGAACTGGAACAGCAAGAATATTATGCGCAGCTTGCAAAAAAGACCTCGGAAAGTCTTGCATATTTCTACTGCTGCGTCAAGTATGATGTTCCGTTCGCGCGTGACTGCGTACCGCGCGATGAAGGGCGCGACAAGTGGCTTTCGTACCTCGATAACCTCCATATCAAGAAACTGGACGCCAGCAAGAGCGGCGAGCGTTACGGCTTCCTCGATGGCTTGACCGATATCACGAAGATATTTGGCGAGGGACTGAAAGACGGAGAGTTCACGAAGGCCGTCTATGCAGAAAAAAATGCGCAGTCGGCCAAAGCTGGCACGGTAAGGCAGCGGAAGGATTGGGGAACCGGAAACGACGAGCATCCATACACCAATGAAGACTATGCAGAATTCGACAGAATATACACTGTCCTTGCGTCTGACTTGGGAGGAGAAGATGCTTTGAGTGCGAAACAGCAGCTTATCCTTCGCAACGTCTCCAAATGGACAAAGCAAATGAACGATGCTTCTGACGCTGGAAAATTCGATGCAGCAAGAAAGCTGTCGGCCATCATTCAGGAAAACTTGGCGAGTGATAACCTCAGAAAGCGCGATGCCAAACCGGTAGAGGAAATCCGAATCGACGGAATCACAGAACGGCTCGAAAAGGCGGGCTTGATGAAGAACGGTAAGCCGGTAGAACCCGATACCGCATTTGAGCTACTTTTCCACAGAAGACCAAAGTATTCCTACACGAAAGACGCGGCCGAACAAATGCTTCTTGCAATTATCAATACGTCGCGTATGAATGATTCGCTTCCAGAGTTTTCGACGCTACCAGACAGCGCAAGGATCAAAGATGATCTCCATGAGTTTGCGGAAGAACCGAACGAGATGGAGAAAACCGCATATGAAGGGTTTGGCTATGTGAAAATGCCGCCCGCAAAGGGGTGATGGTAGGTTATGGCGAGACGTTACGGTAAGGCGTGGGCGCCGGGCCTAAAATCATAAGGCGTTGGATGGATAAGTAAACGCGAGGTTGAACAGCGCGATTACAGTAACTTTGAAAATGATTTTTGGTGTCTTCTGATTTGGGTCGGAAGATTCTTTCCAGATATACTTGCAGATGCGCTTCGTGCCGACGATGCAGACTACAAGACGCTCGAAATTGTTCAGCGCGTCATGATGCGTGCAAATGCTCGATATCAGGATGTAGCAATCACGGGAACCCGTGGACTGAGCAAGACCTACTCGGAAATGCTCGGTGAGGAAATCAATGGTATTGTTTGGCCCGGAACGCGAGTCCTCTATACGGGGCCGGCACTCAAGCAATTATCTGACATCGGAAGCAAAACGCACGCAGACTTGGCAAAAAGCTATCCGTGCATTACAAAACACTGGCGCATTGCGGCAGAAAGCAAGGACGATTTCAAAATTACGACAGATTATGGGTCATCATTCTACATAGGTGCAAAACGTGGTGACAACCTTCACGCTGTTATCGCGGAAGAATTTGCGCAGGAAGAACAACCTGCGTTTGACTTCAACGAATATACGACAGTTGCGCTTCCAGCCGTCCGATTGGCTCACAACGTAAACGGTGAGAAAGACGAAAACTTCGTCGCATATAAAAACCACTCGATTACCAGCGCAGGAAGAAAACAGAATCACGCATTCTTGGTTCGCTGTGAAGTTCGTAAAGGAATGCGGAACGGGGACAGCAGTTTCCAAATGGACGTCCCGTATCAATGCGTAATCCTTCAACAAATGCGCCCATACTCATGGGCACAGAAACTCAAATCTAAGCTCACCCCAGAACGCTGGATGCGTGAGATGGAGAGTCGATATACCGGCGCGGACGAATATCCCATTATCTCGGACGAAAGCCTTTCTGAGAGCTGCTGCCTGCAGTCTATGGAACGTCAGCATTGCTGCAAATACCCCGGAAACAAAACAGACCCAAAAGACGTGATATACATCGTCTGCTACGACGTTTCCTATGAAGACGCAAAAAAGAACGCGAAATGCGCTGTTGGTGTTTGGAAGCTTACGAAGCAAGATGATTTCCTGAAACGGGACAGATACCTGAAGCAACTGGTGTGGCTGGACGATTGGCCCCCACCGGATAACGCTATGAAACAGGCGCGAAAACTGAAAGACGTCTGGTATCGGTTTTGCTTTGATGGCGGCAACACCACCTATATTGCAATCGACGGATGGCAGTACGGCAAGGCGGTCATTGAAGACCTTATGAAAGACCTCGGTGATGGGTTGCCACCGCTGTGTATCTTAGACCATACCGAATATGTGGCTTTGGAACAGGATGGAGCGTTGCCAATCATCTATCCGATCAAAGCCGGTGGCAGCGGCGTTACAGACCCAGATGTTGAAATGATTCGGTACGCGCAGACGCAGTTCGATAACCACAACGTACAGCTTCTTACGATGAATACCCGTGAGGGCGTGGAGGCGTACAAGCGGATTCATAAGATCAAGGACGATGATCTGGATTATCAGATTGCACGTCCATACCAAAAGACCAGAGAACTGTCTGGACAGATTCAAAACCTGAAGGCTGTCCCGTCGGGCGCTGGATTCAGCGAGAAGCGCATTTCCCGCGCAATACAAAGAGACAGCTGGTCTGCTATAAAGTACGGCTTGCGCCTTGCTCAAAAGCTGGAAAAAGAACTCGTCTTGAGCGAGGTTCGTAAAAAGAGCGACTGGGACGCGCTTCTTTCCAAGTATAAGGCAAAGAGGAACGTAAAAAACGTTACCGGAGGAAGCACAGGCGCAAGGCTTGTGACGCAAAGACGCGGAGGAAGGATTTTTTAATGGCGGAAAATCAGGAAAAAATATATCGGCTTTATGCGCTGACCATAACGCAGGAATCTGTGGAAATCGCCATGATGGAACGGTTCAGCCGGATTGCACCGGGCTATATCCTGATTTATACGGCAGACAAGCAGCCGAAAGGCAGCATTGAGATAAACGGCGAGGACGTAAAGCGGCTGACGAAAGCCGACAGCGATTGGATTATGATCTGCGCTGCAACGCTGCTTCGGGAGCGTATGGAGCAAAACCAGACGCAATCAATGGAAAATCTGAGCCGAATGGTCGACCAACTTTCGGCAGCCCTCGCGGCGGAGCGCGAGAAGATCAAGACCGGCGGGGAGGAAATAACAGATGGCGATAGAGACGAGCGAACTCAATAAGCTACAGTATTCTTCTTTTCCGAAGATTTTTGAACGGTTCCGTAAGATGGCGGCTGAAAATCAGGGTATCCCGATGTCCAGTATTACCTCCGCGTTTGCCGGAATCAATTCTGGCCGCTATGGTCTTGCGAACCCGTACATTCAGAACCGGCGTGTAAAGCAGATTTCATCGCTGCCGGCTGATTTTACAAAAGATCAGGTCGCAGAAATGCTCACAAAGCCGTATGACAGCGAACAGCCACTTCGGCAAGTGGCGCATATTCTGGAGTATACGGCGTATCCGCTTTTCCACATTCGCAAAGTCTACCAAGAAATGCTGACGTATCACAACTATGTGATGCCGAAGCTGACGGACTCGGCCGACACCAAAAAGGACGAGTTCATGCGCGAATGGAAGCTGCTCGAAAAGCTGCGCGAGGAATTCAAACCGAAGGAAACTGCGCATCAGATCGTAGGCCAAGTTGGCATAGAAGGGAAGGTCTTCTATTATCCTCGCTACAGCGTAGACAAGAGCCATAACAAGGTGAACTACGCATTCATGCAGCAGCTTCCCAGTGACTGGACGAAAATCACCGGATACAACAATATTTCCAAGTACACCGTGGCATTTAACATGATGTACTTCCTCCAGCCGGGCTGCGTACCGGAGCAATACGGTGATCTGTTTACGCCGTACCTTTACGATTTCAGTAGCGTCGTGCAAAAGCCCAAGGGAACTGGCACTTCGCTGATCTTCGCGCAAAAAACGCGCGTTGATATGCAGCAATTCCAGAGCATCCAAGCGCGCGGCGATATGGCCGGGACCCCAGATGTCTATTATCAGAATGGGCGCTGGTACTATTGGGTTTACCTACCAGCAGATGCAGTATTTACGTTTGAAGCTGACGATGTAAGTCGGACTGCAATTTCTCCGTTTGCAGCACTGTTCCTCAACATGATTCAACTTGCTCAGATGGAGCAAATTCAGTTGGAGTTGATTCAGAACCCGTTGGTCAGCCTTCTGCATGGTGAAATCCCATACAGAGATGACAAAGAAGCGACCGCAGAAGACAAGTACAAACTTAGTAATGCCGGTCGACTTCTGTTTGAAGCGATTTGGTATGATATGCTGCAGACGAACAATACAAGCGGAATCGGCCTGTATGCGGCTCCGTTTGAAAATATGAAACTGGAAAGCCTGTCGGAAGCTCCGTCGGCCATGGACATCGTTAAGCAAGGATACAGCGACACCATGAGCCAGGCCGGCATGGGCGCAATCATTCCACTTGGAGATGACCCGAAGGCTGGAACCGCGCAGATCTCTCTTCAGATTGAAAGCAAATTTATGCAGACAGTCTACCGCGACTATGAGCGGATGATGAATGCTATCATCAAGAAACTCAGTCCTCGGTATGATTGGAAATTCGTCATGTTCGGGGATATCTCCGAAGACGAAAAGATGCTCGAACGGTGCATGAAGGGCATGGAGCACGGCATTCTGCCGGATACCATCGTATACAATGCACTGCTTGACCGATCTATTCTGGACGATATGTGCCTGTCTGATATTGTTTACAACAGCGGAATTCTGGACAAGCGTATCCCACTTGTGACTTCGTATAACATGGCTCAAGATAAATCCAACCTGCCGCCGCAGTCACCCGGTCGTCCAAAAGGTGACGGAAACGCCACAACAGACGGAAGCGAAACCATGATTGACCAGTATGGAGGTACAAATGACTGAATTTGTAAAGAAAGAAGACCTCCACATTATCAACAGGGCGCTTAATAATGGCAGTGATGTGAAGATTCAGCTCACGAAAGACGGATACCGTATCACGGAAGATACAATGAAAGTCCTGAAACGAGTGGCAATTAGTCAGGAAAAAATGGAAAAATAAAAAATTGTACCTGCGCCGAAAGAGCGGTGTAGAAGAGCCGAAGAGGGCTACCGACACAGTGAAACGTGCCGGTAGCCCTCTTTTATCAGCATGTGCCGTAAAACCCCTGCCTTTAGGCATGGGGATATAAGGCGCTTTAACTGATGCCTAAAATTTTGTTTTTTGGCTGAGAAAACATCAATGTAGTGTGAAAGGTGGTGGTTTTGTGGAACGAAGTTACAGATTCCGAATCTCTCCAAATATAAAGCAACTGACTCAGATTCAGCGTACCTTTGGATGCTGCCGTTTCATCTACAACCACTATCTTGCGGCACGCATTGAGTCCTATGAGGCGAACCGAACGACGTTCGGCTATAACGCCTGTTCCGCTGATATGACGGTTTTGAAAAAGTCACTTCCATGGCTCACCGAAGTAGACTCCACTGCGCTTCAATCCTCGCTGAAAGACTTGGATACCGCCTATCAGAACTTCTTTCGTCGAGTGAAATCTGGCGAAAAGCCGGGATTTCCACGATTCAAGAGCAAGCGCGATTACCGCAAAAGCTACAAGTGCAAAGCCGTGGGCGCGAACATCAAGGTCTTGGACGGCGCGGTTCAACTGCCGAAACTCGGAAAAGTAAAGTGCCGCATCAGCCGAAAGGTTGAGGGAAGAATCCTCTCCGCGACGGTATCGCAGAATCCAAGCGGAAAATACTTCGTATCGCTCTGCTGTACTGATGTTGAGATCGAGCTTCTGCCGAAGACCGGCGCTGTGATCGGCGTTGATTTGGGCCTGAAAGCATTCGCTATTACGTCGGACGGCACGGAATATCCAAACCCGCGATATTTAGCTAAGAACCAGAAGAAACTTGCCAGACTGCAACGGCAGCTCTCCCGAAAATCAAAGGGGAGCAACCGTCGTGAGAAAGCGAGGGTTCAGGTGGCACGGCTGCATGAGCATATCACAAACCAGCGCGGTGACATGATGCACAAGCTGTCAACGCAGTTCATCCGGGAGAACGATGTAGTCTGCATCGAAGACTTAGCACCGAAGAACATGGTCAAGAACCATCACCTTGCGAAGTCCATCAGCGACGCATCATGGGGAGAATTCAGGCGGCAGCTAGAGTACAAGGCTGCGTGGTATGGGAAAAAGATCATAGCGATAGACCGGTTCTTCCCATCCAGTCAGCTATGTTCTTGCTGCGGGTATCAGAATACCAGCACAAAGAATCTGGCAGTGAGGGATTGGACGTGCCCTGAATGTGGGACGCGCCATGACCGGGACATCAACGCAGCAAAGAACATTTTAAACGAAGGAATGCGCCTGCTGGCGTAGAAAGGAATCCTTATGGAGAACAAAAATAGGGCGGGACACGCCCAAATTAACGCTCGTGGAGATTGCACAGACCTCGCAAGTGCGGGCAGCGGTCGTAGAAACGAGAATCCCCCGGCTTTAGCCGTGGGGAGTGTCAATTTGCAAGGAAGGAGACAACGAAATGGCTCGACTGAAAGAACGGTTTAACTTCGAGAACGGTGCGCTTGCCGCTGTGCGAGATGCTGCGAAGGATGTAACCGGCGCATATCAAGATGCTGCGCGTGGACTGGATACGCTGAAAGAATGGGTTCTGATTGAATTTGGAATGCCGAATACGGCCAATGCCATCCACAAACTGGCTCATCTTCAGCCTCAACGATTCGATGTAGTCGGAGATCTGCTGCATCAGCGGCATATCCTGCAAATCTACCCGGCAACTGCGGAGTACGACGGGCGGCCTGACAATCTGGATGGTGTGTTTGAGTCCATCATTGACATGCTACAGAAAGTCGAAGATGCGCTTCGCAAATGTGTCGAGATCTGCGATAAAAACGATCTTTATCCGCTTGGACGCGGATTTGAAAACCTTCAAATGGAAAACAGCGCAAGCTACGAGAAGTTCTTGTATGCGTGGCAGATGTACTCCGAACACGAGATGAGCGCGACCAGTTTTGACGGCTGGATTGAAGAACTCTTCGAGGAAGAGGGTGACTGACAATGCCGCTGACGAAAATCAAAAGACCAGTTGCAACCGGTCAACTCAAGGTGCTTCAAAAGCTGAATCCGTATGAGTTTGGCGTTGAACTGTGGTTGATGCGTGAAGGGGTCAACCAGAACCGGTGGAATTATCAGAACCTGGAGAAATACTACAAGACGTTCGTGGGACGGCCAATCCTGATTGCCTACGTCATGGGAAAAATCGGCGACGGTCACAACAGCCAGCGCAAAACTGACCCAAGAACAGGCGAACAGTATAACTCCTATACGGATGGGACGGCGGAACGCATTGTTGGAACGCTGTCAGATGATGAACGTGATTTCTCCCTCCAAAAGAGGGATGGTCAGACTTGGATTGTGGCGCGTGGAAAACTCTTCGCTTTCTATGCAAAGGAAACCGTAGATGAAATCGTGCGAACAGGGCGCATGGATGTGTCTGTGGAAACCTTGATAGACGAAAACCACATGGACGGAGATGTCGAAGTTGAGGATGTCTGGTCTGGGGTTGGCGTCACAATCTTAGGAGCGGGCGTTGCTCCGGCTATTCCGGGGGCCAACATCGCTCGACTTGCCGCATTGGATGAAGAATTTAAAACATTGAAACTCAAAGCGGCATCTTTGCAGAAGGCCCCGGATAAGAACAATGCCCCGGATAACGGGAGTCTATCACACAAAGGAGTGAAAGATTTGAAAACTTATAACAAAAGACAGCTTGCTGAACTGGCGGCGCGTTTTACGGATTATAAGGTTCTGGCGGCGGGCGAGAAGGACGGAAAAGTCTATGTTTGCCTGATGGCGAAGAATGGCGCGTACAAATACTACGTCATTGAGAACTCCGCAGAAACCATTGTACCTGAACGTTTCCAGAGCATGTCTGTCAATGCGTCCATGCAGGTGGGCGAAGACTGCATCACCATGGAGGCACAGGACTTCGTGGATATGGTCGTCGTGGAAAACACAGACCGTCTGAATGCAGCCGAAAGCAAGGTTAATTCTCTGAACAAGGAACTTGAAACTGCAAATGCGCAGCTCGAAGCCATGCGTGAGTTTGAAAACAAGCGTCGGCTGAATGCTGCCAAGGACAAGGCAAAGGCAACTCTCGCAAAGTTCAATGCGAACCGTGAGCAGAAGGTTGCTGAAAGTTCCATCGACAACATTCTGACCGATATCGAAGCTGGCCTCTACACGAACAGCTGCGACAAGGACAAGAACTGGACTGGTGAGTCAGAGGTTGCAAAGGCCGTCTACGCGGTTTGCGGTGCAGCTGTCGAGAAGATGGATGCGGAAGCAGCTCAGAGAAACAGAACAGTTTACGCATGGGACAAGTTCAAGAACAACAGCGGCGAAGACGATGGATCTGTAAATGGTCTGCTTGCCAAATGGGGCGTCGAAGCTGCATCGAAGTAAGAGAGGAGTGAACAGAAATGTTTAATGCAAAAACTGCATTTGAGGCCCGCGTGACGAACAACTCCCGCAATGACCTCATCAATGTTACCGGCAGATATCAGGCGTCCAGTGCTGACGCGGACTGTGATGCCGGCCGTCTGGTCATCAGAAACGGCCAGCTTCCATGCGCCGGTTTTACCGGAGTGAAGAATGAAAATGCGTGGTACATGAACGACGCTACTTCCACCACTACAGCTGGTGATGTGGTATATGCCGCGAATACCTACGAAATCCAGCTTCTTCAGGGTAAGCATGGCAATATGTATGCCGTTGGCACGGAAACACTCGGCCTTGGCATTCCCGCCGGCCGCGATGGTACGTTTACCAAGATCGTCTTCGACGGCGACCATGCGTACCGCTTCGGCATTGGCAACGTCAATGCCGCACTGAGCACCAATCAATTCTTCACCATTGATGCAGGCCAGTTGAAGCCCGCAGCTTCCGCCCCGACCGGCAATGGTGCGCTGTACTTCAAACTGCTTGGAACTGGCAACTTCACCGAAGGAACCACTTCCAGCTTCGAGTACGTTGACGTGCAGGCCTTCACGGTCTACGCATAAGGAAGGAGTGAATATCAATGCCGAGAATCAACCTTAACAGCGTTTCTGCTGATGTTTTCCGCGTGAATGCTTCCGCTGGAGAAGCCCAGCGTGCGGATATCGTCTCCAAGGGCCGTGTCCTCTTCTATGAGCACGCTCTTACGGGCAAGGAAGCGATGCTGGCCGTCAACGGTCTTCAGTCCACTGGCATTTCCCATATGCTGTCCGCGAACGGCTACAAGGATCTGAATGAGAAATTCCAGCGCGAACAGCTTATGTATGCGGCAAAGATTTGCTGCGCACAGACCGGCGAAACTGCTCCTACAGACTTTGAGTCCTTCAAGAGAAACGGTCAGCGTTTCTATGGCAACTCTGCTTTCTACCGTGTCCTTCAGGGCATTTGGCAGGAAGTTGTTTATCCGATTCTTCCCAATGTGTTCTCCGAAGCCGTCGATTTCTTTGCAGAAACCGTTCAGGTCGGCTTTGGCGAGACTCATACAATCTCCATCGGATCTAACGACATTCCCATCTTCCAGGATTCTTCTTGGGGTGCATCCAGAAGCGTTCCTCGCAACCGCTTCTACAGCAAGGATTACACGCTGAATCCGCAGCCGAAGACCGCTCAGATCACTGCAAAGTGGCATCAGCTTGTCGGTAACAACACCGACTTCGGCGCGTTCTTTGCGAACCTCGTTGCTGGCATGTATGCGAAGGTTATGGGCATGTGGAATCAGTCTATGACTCTGGCTGCGGCCGACACTACGCTCATCCCCACGAACCTGAACCAGACGTTCACCAACCAAAACTGGATTTCTCTGGCGAACAAGCTGTCTACCATCAACAACGTCGGTCTGCGCACCATCATCGCTACCGGTTCTCCGGTCGCTCTGAGCAAGGTTCTGCCGACGCAGGCTACCGGCTCCACCAACGTCAACATGGACGCTGCTCTTGCGATGCTCCTCGGCACTCAGTACAACAGCACCGGTATGCTGGGTGAGTTCCTTGGTGTCCGTCTGATGCCGCTCCGTGACGCTGCGAGCCCGCTGAAGCTGAACACCGAGCCGACTACCATCCTGTCTGCAAACGACATTTGGATGCTGTCTGCTGCCGGCCGTAAGCCTCTGACCATTGCTTACAACGCCGAAACGCCCATTACCATCGAAATCGACCCGACTCGCACGGCCGACTTCGAAATGGGCATCAACCTCACGACCGCGCTTGATTCGGTTGCAACGTTCTCCAGCAAGGTGGGCCATGTAACGGTCTAATCTCTTCTTCGCGGGGCGGGTTTTACCTCCAACCCGTCCCGCACCACATGGCTCTGCATGGTGCTGCAAGATACGGTTCGAGTCCGGACGGAGCCAACATTCGTGGAGGAAAATAGCCATTAAATCTGGAAGGAGTGTGCGACATGGCTGAAAACAAGAACACTGGAAAGAAACCCGGAAGACCGAAGAAAACGCCTGTGGCGGAGGAAGTCAGGGAAGAAGATGTTTTCTTTGATGTTCCGGAAGAAGATCAGACCGCGAATACTGCTGAAAAGGCAGAAACGGGCAAAGAAAATATCCTGTCTGTCAATGCAGATGATGTGACCGGAATCCGATACGACGGAAGCGAAGTTCCGCTGACGGAAGTTGCGCCTGAATTGGCGGGTGAAACCGTTAAAGTTCACACGGAAACAAGCAATCAGGCAGAACCGACGTTTACAATGGCAGACGTGCAGAAGATGGTAGCCGATGCGGTTGCCAAGGCGGTTGCAAATGTACAGCCGCAGACGCCTGTGACTCCGCAGATTATTCAGGTAGCAAATGACTCCGAAATGGTGCATTTCCTCTGGGAAGCTCCTGTTGCAGACGATAACGTCGTGTTCTTCGGAGAAGGCGGCATCTTCGGTCAGATCGTAGGCAAGAGTGGGAGTTTCTATGTGCCGCACCGTGATCTCTCCCGCGTTCTGACGGACGTGAACCGTGTCTTTATGGCGCGTAGATGGCTGATCGTTGTGTCCGGACTGAGTGACGATGAGCGCGAGGCACTTGGCGTCAACTATAAGGATGGCGAAATCCTTGACAAGAGAGTGTTCGCAAGAATGGCGGAATACAGCGATGAAATGCTGTCGCTTTACCCGAAACTTTGCGAAGGACACAAGAAAATGGTCGCGCAGACCTACGCGGAAGAATATGCGCTTGGCAATCCAAACATCACGCGAGAAATCGTCGTGAAGCTGAACGAAATGAGCAAGACCCCGAAAAACCAAAGGGGTGACTTTATCTCCATTATCGAAGAAATGAACGCGCGGGACGCGCAGTAAACATTGCGCCGCATACGGGCGCAGGAAAGAGGTATTAACATGAGTAGTCCTGTCTATAGCGAGTTTTCCTTTGTGCCTGCGTCCGCATACGCGGCGAACAAAAACATTCTTCCGACGGTTCGGGCTGCGGTTGAAACCAACTTCAGTGACCAACCGTGGAACGGTTCAGAGGCAGAAATCCTTGGTGTCGAAATGACGGCTGCAGCATCTTTTACGGTAAAACTGAACCGTGAAACGCAGCTGACAGCAAAGCCGGAAGGCGATGTATTCACTGTCCGGTATTATGGCCCGATTGAATATATCGTATTCAGTGCAGCTACGACACTTACCCATATGCACGTCAGATGGGCGTCGCAGAACAGGGTGCATGGAGTTGTTACGCTTACCGCTGTCACCGGCGCAAAGGTATCTCGTGGCGGTTATACAGTTCCAGAAGTCGATGCTGGAAAGTATGAGCTGCAAGTCGGCGGCTATATCGTTACGGCAAACGGAGTAAACAGCGGATTCTTCTATAATCTCGAAAATGCAGTAACGGTCAAGACCAGCATTGAGAGCGCAACAGTTGCGGTGAGCACAGCGCTTACCTATACGGGAAGTGAACAAACCAAAACGGTTACAAGCGTGACGCTCGGTGGAACAGAGCTTACGGCTGACACGGACTACATTGTATCAGACAACAAAGGTACGAACGCCGGAGCATATTCCCTCCGAATTGACGGAATCGGAAACTATAAGGGAACCATCATTGTTCCGTGGACGATTGCAAAGGCCAGTGCTGGATTGAGCGTCAGTCCGGAAGCAATCGAAATGTCCGCTGGTGCAACCGAAACATTCACGATTACGACTGCATCAAATAGTCAGTTTACCATCGAAAACAGCAACCCTTCTGCGGTAGCAATCAGCCCAGTTGTGAACAACACCACCGTCACCATAGAGGGACTGAATGCAGGAAATGCGGTTCTGTCTATCGTGCAGGAAGAAAACGACAACTATCTGGCAGGACAGGCACAATGCACTGTTGCTGTCAAGGCGTAATATAGGAAAGGCGGCGGTCGAACCATGGACAGCAAGGAAAGAATTGAGGCTCTATGCGGCATCATCGAATCTCTTTTGCTTCTGATTGAGGATGAGGCTGCCGCCGATTGTATCCGGGAGGAATACCAAAACACCATGAACGATTCTTCCTACGAAAAGGAGGAATGGGACTAATGGGAACCTCTTGGAGCGATATCATTACAAATCACGCCATGGTTATCATCGGCGATGACCGAATGACAGATGACCTGAGAACAGACGCAGCACTGTTTTTCCGACGCATGAGCGCATGGGTGAAAATGGCAATCCCTATGCTGAAAAGCCCACCTGAACTGCTTGTGTTCCTGACAGAAGGACTTGAAGAACCCCAATATTCCGATTTCGATTGGACAAGCGAACAGACCAGTACAACGCAGGAAACAACGATTCAGACAGGAAAAGTTGGATATGAACTTTGTAGCTGCGTAAGTGTGCAGTACGCACGAAATGGAGACGCTTCGCTCGTCCCATACACGGATTTTACCTACGACTCCGAAACGGGAAATGTAACATTTCCACAGCAGGACAACGCAGGTATCGAATATCGTTTGGACTTCTATACAGACGGCCACTTTTATCACGAACTTACGCTCAAACAGAAACGTCTATTGGGATTGGCCGTCGCGGTGACATGGGATAACCGATTTAACCGTGAATGGCTGAACATCCAACCGAAAATAAAGGATAAGAGTTTTAATACACCGAACGAAAACACCACCATGAAGGAATCAACGGCTCGGTACAAGGAAAACTTACAATTATTCTATGGTGAACTGCGTGGGTATGAGCAAGAATGCGCGTATATGCGTCAGGTAAATCCCATGCGGCGCGTGTTCACACTGCTCTAAGAAACATCGGAAGGGGGGCTGGACATCATGCCGCTATCAGACAATATCAAGAACGGATTGATTGCTTCCGGCCACCTGAAAACAGCAGTCAGGAACACCCCATCGCAATATAGAGGCCGACAGAAGCAGTATTTCGGAGACCCAAGCGCAGAGTTTGTGCATCAATATGCGAAGTATGCTTCTGACTTTATCGAGGCGCGTGTGCAGGGATTGAACCCAGATGCGTTTTATGAGTGGGAAACTACATCCATTCGTATGGCGGACATAGCACCAAAAACGGCATCGACGCTCCGTAAGCAGGATGATTACAAGGACGTTATATTTGCCGATGAAAGCATTGAGTATGTGCCGGAAGGGACAAAAATCGATGCAATGGGAAGCATTTGGCTTGTCACAAACCCGCAGAACATTTCCAACGCAACTGGAAACGGAGTTGCACAACGCTGTCGGTCAACGTGGAACCATCTGGACTGGTACGGAAATCTCCTGAAAGAACCGATATGTGTCGAAAAGGCAATCCTGACAGCAAACGAAAGCGATATGCAAGAATATGCCCTTATTACAAAGGGCTATGTTAATATCATATGCCAGCGAAACGAAGAAACAAAAAAGCTTAACACAAACAGCAGAATCATTCTTGGGTCAGCTGCATACCACATCACCGGCTTCGGCGATTACGCACAGGAATTTACTGGAGATTATGATTCAGTCCGGCTGCTTGAATTCACGGCTAGATATGAACCGCCGAACGAAGAAATTGACGATATGGAAAACCATGTGGCAGGCGGAAAGACGTTTTCATGGGAAATTCGGGTGAAGGGAAACCCCATCATAAAAAGTGGCGCTACAGGGCAGCTAGAGGCTGTCAGCATCAGAATGGGGAAGGACGCAGACCATGACTACGATCATCCAGTCAGCTACATTTGGGAAAGCAGCGACACAAATGTTGCGGACGTTGGTATGGATGGAAGCGTTTTCGGCGTAACTGAGGGGACTTGCACAGTGACCTGTACGCTAGAACAGAATCGAAGCATCAGAGAGGAATACGAAATAACCGTTGTTCCTGCAGAAAGTGGAAACGAGGTCGCGTTCCTAGGGAATATTCCGGACAAGCTTCGCCCATATGAGTCCGTCACAATAGAAGCCGCGTATTTTGAAAACGGAGAAGAACGGTTAGATAAAATAACGTTCGCCTATTCTGGTGCAGATACGATGTCTTACACTGCGACGGAAGCAGGGAACAGCACACAGATTACTTGCTGGTCCGCAAGTGATGCACCGTTGAAGGTGACGGCGACATTTGGAGAATACACAGCAAGCGTAGAAATCGGTCTGGAGGGTATCTGATATGGCAATTTCAATTATGCAAGGTGATAGTTACTCCATGCCGTTTGTCCTGCGAATGTTGGACGGCACGCTCATCACGGAGGACATGGTGGAAATCGTTGTCCTAAACCTCGGAAAGCTGTCCAGACAGTATCCGGGCGATGTAACGTACAAGAGTGGGAAATGGCTTTTCCCAGTAGAGCAGGAGCAATCCTTCGCCATGAGCGGGAATGTGGAACCGCAGGCGAGAATTCAATTCAAAGGCGGAAATATCTTTGGCGGCATCGGACGTCAAATCCGAATCCTGACAGCTGCGAACCGTGGCATTCTGATCGATGCGGATTCATCGGGCGGCACAGTCACAGATGATATTCCGGTTGAAATCGGCGCGGTAAATGGAAACATTAGTGTAACGGTAATGGCGGCGGGCGTAAATGCCGCATTGGGCGCAGTCCGATACGATGTAGAACAAAACCTTACACCAGAAGAACAGCAGCGTGCACGCGCGAATATCGGTGTTGGAGCAGGTGATGACCTCCACTTCGCATTCACACAAAATGTAGCGTCCGATTTATGGACGATACAGCACAATCTCGGCAAATACCCCTCTGTATCAGTTGCGGATAGCGCGGGTACAGAAGTTGTGGGGGATGTGCAGTATATTGACAAGAACAAATTGTCCGTTGTGTTTACTGCTCCATTCTCTGGAAAAGCATATCTCAACTGACCTGAACACGGAAAGAGAGGAAACTTACAATGAGTAGAAGCGTTCTTACAAACCTTGACCTCAACAAAAACGAAATTCAGAATGCGGTGCTTCAGCCGCTGGCTACGGCCCCTGCGAACCCAAAGTTTGGGCAGGTCTATACCAACTCAAACGATAAGATTATTTATCAGTACGACGGCGAAAAGTGGAAGCCGGTAGGCGTTGTTTATAGTCAAGCGGGAAGTACCGGAGCAGTAATTGTTGGACTCGGAACGGATGGAACTGTCACAACAAAGAAAGTCGTAGAACTTACGCTGAACGACTATCAGCCGGTCGATGGTGGCTATATTGCCGATGGTGATACGCTTCAGAAAGCATTTGCTGCGCTCGATACTGCTGTTAAGAATGCAGTAGCCGGAGGCGGTGAAGTCAACCAGAACGCGTTCTCCAACATCACAATTCCGAAGCAGAGTACGAATGACACCACCGAAGTTGCAGGCCAGAATGCAGCGGCAACGGTTTCTGCGACCAGCAAGACCGATACGTTCTCTCTTGCGTCTGGTGATAAGTGGATTCATGTCAACGCAGACGGCACAACCAAGATTATCACGCTCGGCCATGTATTCTCCGGTGCGACTGCCGGCCAGTATGGCGATGCAACGCACACGGTTTCTCTCACAATCGATAATGCCGGGCACATCACGGCGGCAGAAGTCGTTGAAATTGTTGGCGCACAGTACATTACCGGCCTTACATCCGATGCACAGGCACAGCTTAATGCCAAGATTCCCGCATCTGAGAAGGGGCAGCCGAACGGCGTTGCAACCCTCGGCGCAGACGGTCTTGTTCCGTCTGGCCAGCTGCCCAGCTATGTCGATGATGTCGTTGAGGCGTATATCGTTGGCACTACGCCGAGAGCGGCTGATTGGCTTTCTGCTACTGAGGGCGGCGCTCCGCTGACCCCGGAAACCGGCAAAATCTATATCATCATGACGGAAGGCAGCTACCAGAACAAGCAGTACCGCTGGGGCGGTACAGTTTATGTTCTCTGCAATCCGTCTGACGTGAACTCTATAAACGGAAAAACCGGAGTTGTTGTTCTGACACAGGACGATATCGGCGAGGGCGAAACCTATACGCAGTTCAGCAAAGTGGACAAGACAAAACTGGGCACCGTTGCCGAGGGCGCAACCAAGAATACCATTACACAGAACGGCACAGAAACGCCGAACCCAACATTCTATGCACCGACGACAGGCGGCGAAGCTGGTCAGGTTCTGACTTCCAACGGAGAAGGACAGGCTCCGACGTGGCAGGCCGCTCCTGAAAATCTGCACAAGTATTCCATTTTGAATCCAGTGCTTTCCGCAACCGGCGGCGCATTCACTTGGCAGATCGCCGCACAGACAAATGGCCCGCAGACTCCGATGCTGGTGCAGGTATACGAAACGGCTACAAATGCAATGGTTTTGACTGATGTAGTAATTGGCACTGATAACAGCATTACGATCACCATCAACCAGACTGACGCAAGCGTGACTTCTCTGAACGCCGGAGCGTACCGTGCCGTTGCAATCGGATGATGAACGCAACGCCTCCCGCGTGAAATACCGTGGGAGGCCATGTTGGAGGAACGTCATGAAGAATTTAGGAAGATATAGCGAGGATTTATCCATTCCTCGTAAAAAAGACGTTGAAGAGAAATATACAATGCCAACGGGTGGAATCCCAAAATCAGATTTGTCCAGTAGCGTCCAGTCGAGTTTAGAAAAGGCAGAAACGGCATTGCAGACCGCCCCCGTCACCAGTGTCAACGGCAAGACCGGCGTGGTGACGCTCGGAAAATCCGACGTCGGGCTTGGGAACGTAGACAATGTGCGGCAATACAGCGCTACTAATCCGCCTCCTTATCCCGTGACAAGCGTTAACGGACAAACAGGCGTTGTTACTTTAACCGCAAGCGAGCTTGGAGCTGCAACAACTAGTGATATCCATACAGCACTTAATCGTACTAATGCAGTCAATGTTGCGAATAGCAATTACACGACCTACATGGCCCGTGGCGAAGCGCTGTTTGCGGCAGAAACCACGCCGATTGTCAACGGCCAAATCGCGTGGCAGTATGAATGAGGCTTGCGAGTATGGGTCATAGAACACTGATTAACGGCACGGCCTACACGGTTAAAAGCGGCATCGCAAAGATTGATGGAACTGGTTACAGGCTTTACGGTGGAAGAACGATGGTTGGCGGAACGTCATACAATATCAAATTAAGCAACCCAGTGCAAGTTACCGTGACGACAAAAAATGCGAGTGCAAATAACTGGGGCCATGTGCTTATAGAAGGGAAAAAAAGAACCGAAGGGACGTTTGAACTTGAGAAAGGAACATCCATTACGCTAGTGGCGGCAGGGGCTTCCAATTCTGTTGCAAGAATATTCATAGACGGCGACCCTGTGGCTGAAAAGGCGTTTGGCACGAATGGCGAGGTTAACCACGAGTATCTGTTGATGGGAAACTGCAATATTGTTATAGACAGATCCAGCAGCTTAGAATATGGGAGCAAGGCGGATGTAACCCTCAAAACATTATGACGGAGGTATATATGATCTATTTTAAGGCAAATGGCACAGAACACCCGGCAATTATCGACGGAAAGCTCGTTGATCGGGACTGGGGCGGGCGTGAGAGCAAGGCCGTCACGCTAGAAACGACGTATGCAGCTGCCGTGCAGCTGTTTGTGAACGGACTGAGCTGGTCGATCGTTCAGCGTGACACAGTTCCAGTTTACGATAAAGATGGAAATCCAACAGGAGAAACAAAGGAACAAGTTCAGGAATGGGACAATTCAGATTATAATGTAGCGGGTTCTATTACGGACAATAGGAATGGCACATACACTTGTAAAATGGGTAAAAAGACTCAACTCGAAACAGAGCAAGAGCTAAGGAAAGATGCGGAAACCGCCGCTAAGATTCTATTAGGAGAAGAAGAATGACATATACAGAAAGAGCTAGAGCATTACGTCCGTATATTGAAAAAGCAGCTATTAGTCTAACTGACGAGGACGCACTACAGGCAGTAGAGCTATTCCCACAGTGGGTAGTAGGGCATACTTATGTGGTAGATGAGCGGCTACAATATAATGGCGTATTATATCGCGTGGTTCAGGCGCATACCTCACAGGCAGACTGGACACCTGATATTACACCGGCGCTGTTCGTAGTCGTTTCACTGGATGAATGGCCTGAATTTGTGCAACCTACTGGTGCGCATGATGCTTACAAAAAGGGTGACAAGGTGACGTTCAATGGAAAGCATTACATTAGCTTGATTGACGCGAATGTATATTCACCAGCGGCATATCCGGCTGGTTGGCAGGAACAGGTATAATGTCAAGAATAAACAGGATGGAAGCGATATATGAGCTTTTTAACAGCAGATGGCGGGCTACTTATGCGTGACGGAAAATTGCCGTAAACGGCTAAAGGAGCAATAGCATGGAAAAAACGTGCGAATATGCCTACCGCAAGAACGGCGATGTCAGCCTGCATTGCCGGTATCTGACGGAGAAGAAGGCTCGACACGACTGGTGTGCACATCAGTATCTGTGTGGCAGAACAAAAAAGTGGGAAGTTTCTGCAGAATCTTCCCACTGTAAAATCAAAACCTAGCGTACACTCACTGAAACCATACGATCTGGAAGGAGTTGTGAAAAGTATGGACAGAATTCAAATCACAAAGGAAAATCTCATGCAGATGCCGGACTATGTGCCGCTGCGCGAGAAAATGCAGTTCGTTAAGGAAGCGGCAGACTTGTGCTTCGACCGCATAGAACTGAAAATCGATAAGGGGCTGGACAGCGTTCCCATGCCTCCCATGTACAAGGAAAACACGGCGATCAAGAGCCGCGTCCTTATGGCGGCATATGCCAAACTCTATCTCAGCGAGCCGTATGAATTTGAAAAGAACCCTTGGCTCATGACCGAATCGGAATATGACCGCTTTGCCTCAAGTCATATTATGAACCAGCTTGAACGGCTGAAACGCTGCGACGGCGAAGTCAGGGACAAGGCGTTTGACGCGATTTCGGATATGCGTGACCTTGAAAAGCGTCTGAACACCGAAATCTACGGACTGACGCAGGTCATGAATGAACCAGTCACGCGCATCATCATGGCATTGCAGCAGCAGACCACACCAGAGGCGGTCAGCGGCGCACTGAACGAGTTAAAAGACGCACAGAAGGCATTCGCCGACTACATGGCAACGAGGCAGAAACAGCAGGAGGAAGCCTGATATGGCGGTATCGGTCAATTCGGACTCTTATCCCTATGAAAGAATTCAGCCGGGTTTCAACAGGCTTCGCGGCACTGAAGAAATCCCAATTAAGATACTGAAATATCTGATGGACTTGCCTTTGCCCGGTTACATGCCAAAGGATGACAACGACCACGCCCGTGTCCGGCTGATGAAATATCTCTGGTACGATGGTGCGAATCCGCTTGCAAACCCGCTTCCAACTCCGCAAGAAAAACTTTCCATGCTTTTTGACGGAGATAATCCAGTTCTGAACACAGCGGAAGACAAGCAACGGCACCCGAAGGGATACCGCATATACCCACAAAGAGTTTGGGGGCAGAGCGATACAGAAGCGGACACGATACTGAAACTCTATATGGGAAGAACCATTGCAAAAGACAATTTCCATACGGTTCTCGGTTTGCAGTTTGAAATCCTTGTAAATGTCAACATGGAGAACACCACGCGGACAGACGCATATTCCAGAGCCTACAGTATCGAGCAGTGCATCATCGAAGCACTTCACGGAGTAAACATCACCGGAATCGGCGTCATTGACTTCGACCGGTACACACACACCGACAATGGAAGCAAGAGTATATTCGACTACGGAAATCATATTGGCCGCATGCCGCACATGAGCGTGGAGTGGTGTGACTCCGAAATGGATATACCTGAATAGAAAAATATTTGACCCGCGCCGAAAGAGCGGTGCGGAAGAGCCGAAGAGGGCTATCGACACAGTAGATCGTGCCGGTAGCCCTCTTTTTTGTTTAACACGGCAATCAGAAAGGCGAGGAAATAAAAATGCAAGACCTTTCTCTTGAAATGGCAAAAGCTGTTCGGCGGTTTGAACCTATCGAAACCGAAGGCTTGACCCTATATCCAATCCAAGTCAAGGACATTGATGAATTCACAACAGCACGACCCGCAATCGAGTTTATGCAGCAGAGTCTCCCTGTGGCGATGCTTTCAAAGCCTCTTTTGCAGTCGTACTACACATTGGAACTTGACGCGGCAAAAAACGGACAGCCCGGAAGCGGGCTTTTCTACAAGTGCATTCTGTTTCTTTTACTCGCAATGCGAGTAGGAAGCGGCCTACCAGCCGAAAAACGGATAGAACTTGTAGACCTTGAGTTGCAAGCAAATGACCCAACACGGCTGAAAAGTGTGCTTATTTTTGTGAATGGGGAAGTGAAAAGGATTACCCCCATGCAGTTTCAGCGTCTGCGACCAATTTTAGCGGCTCAAAACGGCATTGAACTTGTTTCAGAGAACGCTAACCCTGAGTTGGTTCAGGCAGAACGCGATCTTGCAGAAATGAACGCACCGAAGCTGCAATACCGCGTAGAGACGCTGAAAGCAACAATCGCTACTTTTTCGGGGGCCGACGAAGCGGACATGGAAGAATGGCCGATTTTGAAGCTTCTGCTGCGGCGCGATGCGGTTCAACGACTTGTTGGGTACATCACCTGTAGCTTTGCAGAGGCGCAGGGCGGAAAGTGGAAGCATGGAAACCCGTTCCCAAGTCCTCTGTATGACCGTGAAATCGACTACTGCGGCGGACTCATTGATATGTCAACGTTCGCCGGCGGCGCTGGTATGCGGGCTGTCCAAAATGCAGGAAACCAGACCACATAATACACACAAACATCTTTTTGAAACACACACAAAGGAGTGACAAAAGAATGATTCGATTTACTGACTCCCGCCTTTACGCAAAGGGCATCGGCGAAGCGATCTGCACTGACAAGACGACCGGTCAGATTCTCTACTTCTCCAACAAGTTCCAGACTGGCAATGTCACGCCGAGCGTCACCATTGGTGAAATCCGCGCCGGCCTCGGAAACGCTATTGCTACCACGCTCCCGTCCGACGCTTCTGTCAACGTCGAATTTACGGCTGCCGACTTCAACCTGTGGGCAAAGGCCGCTCAGATGGGTGCGATGCTCCGTCACAACGCTCCGGTCATGGTTTGCCAGACCGTTACTGCGAACGGCACGGCGCTTTCCATCGACATCACCGAGGGTACGCCTGTCGCACAGAAGGGCTTCTCCAAGATCTTCTGCTATGTACAAGAGGTCAATGCTGCTTCTCCGATTGCGACCGGCGGCGTTTCTTACGACCTGAACCCGACTACCGGTGCAGTCACTGGATTTACCGCGACGTCCGGCAAGACCTACAAGGTCTTCTACTTCGTCAACAAGGCCACTGCACAGATCGCGACCATCACCACGGCAATGGACCCGAAGGTCGTTCATTTCATCGCGACCGTTGCGGTCTTCTCCACTGCTTCCGGCTCCGCACAGAACGAGGGCACTCGCGTCGGCACGCTGTACATCATCATTCCGTCTCTGAAGTTTGGCGCGAACGGCGGTGTTACCGGCGACCAGACCAGCAACGATACTACGTCCCTGTCTGGTCAGGCAATCGCCTATGACCCCGACGTTATCACCGATGGCTGCGACGAATGTACGGGTGCAGGCAGCGACCTTGCGTACTACATTTACCAGCCGTGCGGCTCCGGTGTTGAGGAAATCGAGGGTATCGTTGCCAGCATCGGCGGCATTTCCCTCAAGGTGTCCAGCACCTATCAGATGCAGCCGCGCATTGCCATGAAGAACGGCGAACTGGTCAAGGGTGACGCTGCTACCTTCACCTACACCGCGACCGGGGCTCCGTCCGGTACGACTGTCGGCGAGAAGACCGGCCTGATTACTGCAGGCACGACCGCTGGTGATTTCACCATTGATGTCAGCTACGCTGCTGGTGAATCCACTTTCAAGGACACCTGCGAAGTTGAAGTTACTTCGACCTAAAAAAACTGCGTCCCGGAGGGGAGAAATCCTCTCCGGGAAATGCGCGAGTCCATCATTTAGAACATGGCGGATTGGCGCATTTTTCACATTCAGGAGGCAGATATGTCGATTGAAAGTTTTGTGAACAGGTTCAACGCGGCACTCGATGAGTCCATCCGCAAGGCGATGGAAGGGCCTGTAACGGATAGCGTAAAGGCCGCAATCGTCGAGGCTGTGCAGACGGAAGTCTATGACGCTTATGAGCGAGGCGACTACATGCCGTATGTGCGTCGTGACGAAGTTGGAAAACCGGGCGGTCTCCAAGATTGGAGCGTTATGGAGTCGAAATACGACCCATCGACTATGACGTTGGAGGTTCAGGACAAGAGCCGGGACGATGATACTGGGCGTTTGATTGCGCCGGTTGTAGAAAGCGGCAAGGGCTATCAATGGAAGAAGTCAGAGATTTACAAGTCGAAACAGGCACGTCCCTTCCACGAAGAAGCCCAACGAATTGTGATGCGCGAAAACTTAATGTCTGACGCGCTCCGATATCAGCTTAAAGAAGATGGATTTGACCCGAAGTAACAGGAGGAAGATACAATGGCAGATTTTGAGAAGGTTCAACTTCAAGTAGAAGTCGTTCGGACGCAGCTTGATTCGCTGATTAAGGACGTAAATAACTTGAAGGCTCAGAAACTGAATTTCACCGTTGATTCCTCTGGGCTTGAAGCAATTAACCGTTTTAATAGCTCCGTGCAGGCCATGACACAAAATGTTGATGGGCTGAGTGGAAAATTCACGCGTATATGGGCAGGCGCGGCGGACGGCGCACCGACCCGAACGATTGAAACCGTCAACGAGGGGCTTGGCCGGACTACTGAGATTATTCGGACTCTGGACGAAGAAACGCAGCAATACACGACGGTTCAGACAAAGGCAACTACCAACTACGATGCGATGGCAAAAGCGGCGCAGAAAGCCGCTGAAAAGGCCGAAAAGGCCGCGAAGGAACAGGCAAAAGAAACCGAGAACGCTGCATCCAAGGTCGATACACTCCGCAAAGGTTTCGCCGACCTCGGCTTGCAGATGAAATCCGCAGCAGAGAAATATCCAACCGGTACATTCTCTGAAATAGAATCCGACGCAAAACAGGCGAGTGCTGCACTCGAAAATCTGTATAGCAGCTGGAAAAGCGGTGCTATCAGCGATAAGGAATTTGTCGCTGGCGTAAAGGACGCTTCTGGTTCGCTGAAAAACCTTCGTGCAAACTACGCGCAGACCCGCAACGAGACGGATAAGCTCACAAACTCCACCAATGTCCTTGGTGACACGTTTAGCCACATTGTCGGTAAAATCACCGTCTGGCAGGTCGTAAATGCGGCTGTTGCAAAGGTAAAGCGGTCGTTTACTGAAGCTATCGATACGATGAAACAGGTCGATACGGAAATGACGGCTATCCAGAAGGTTACTGGCAATACTTCCGCCGAAATGGAGAAACTGGGCAATACAGCGTATGAGGCTGCATCCAAATACGGCGTTGCGGTCACAGACTATCTGGAATCCGTCGGAACGTTTGCCAAAGCCGGCTATAAGGATATGTCGGAAGACATGGCCGAGCTTGCAACGAAGACGCAGCTTGTCGGCGATGTGACTTCCAGTATTGCAAACCAATTCATCCTTTCCGCTGATGCTGCTTTCAAATTTGAAGGCAACGTTACTGCCCTCAATACCGTTCTCGATAAGGCCAACGAGATTGAAAACAACTACGCCACTTCCATTCAGAAGATGGCCGAAGGCTTCCCGATTGTTGCGAACGTTGCATCGATGGCGAATATGTCCATTGATGAACTGATGGCGGCGCTCGGTACAATTACTGCGGTCACGCAGGAATCCGGTACGAAGGCAGCTACCGCCCTCCGCGCACTGATTCTGAATATCATCGGAGATACCGAAACGGAAATCGAAGACGGCGTTGCGTGGACGAAGGAAGAAATCGAAAGTCTAAACGACGCACTCTGGATTTACGCAGAAGACGCGATGAAAGCCGCGCAGGAATCGGGCAAAATCGTTGACCCCATGAAAGCCATTGCGGCTCTTTCTCAAGCATATAAGGACGGCCTTCTTTCCCAAGCAGAATTGGCTGAATTGGAATCCAAACTTGGCGGCAAACTCCGTACAAACCAGCTCGACGCGCTCATCACGAACTATGATATGTACGCGGAAATGCTGGACAAGGTTGCGAACTCCGCTGGCAGTGCCGACAAAGAAGTCGAAATTATGCTGACAAGCTGGGATGCCAAGGCGAAAATCCTCAATAACACATGGACGAAGTTCATCGCCGATACTGTTGATACAAAATGGGCAAAGGGTCTGCTGGACATGCTCACTTGGCTCATTGAAGGATTCGGGAATCTTGGAAACGCAATCCTTATTGTTGCCGGTATCTTGGCAACGATAAAGATGCCGGCAATCATCTCAACGTTCTCAAAGTTCGGAGCAGGAATTTCAGCTCTGGCTCAAAACTTCGTACTGCTTACTACCAACACGACGGCCTATAAACTGGTTACTGATGCCACTGTTACATCTGTAAGTGCGATGCAGGCAGCAATGGGCGCGCTGACAGCGGTTATTGCAATCGTCACTGTGGCCTATAACAAAATCAAAACTGCACAGGAAGAAACACGACAGGCAGCTATCGACGCAGGCGAAGCCTCAACGACAGAAGCAAAAGAAATCGTATCTTTATATCAGAATTATGAAGACCTCCGAAAAGCGGTTGAAGATGGCACGGGTTCAAAGACCGATTTCATTGATGCCTCTGACAGACTGATTGACAAACTCGGAATTGAAAAGAGCAGCGTATACGATCTCAAGAAGGAACTTGGAGGGTTAAGCGGGGCATATAAAGAAGCTACGGCGGCGAAAATCGAAAGCGCGTTATACGATGCAAAATCTGCAACGGCTGCAGCAGAAAAAGGTCTTAGAAGCGCAGCCGAAAAAGCATGGGGTTCAATGCTTGCAGATTCTGGGAACTTAAAAGACCCATCATCTATTCTTGTTGACTACCAAGGCTGGATTGATGCGCGAAATAAGATGATTGACGAGGGGGATACATCATCTATCGCGTACAAGGAAGCCGAAAGAGTAATTTCAGCATATAAGCAAGCCGTTGAAGAATACAACAAAGCTGTTGAAGATCAAACTTATTTGGAAGGTGCGCACAAGGCCGCACTAGACGGAACGCTTGACAGTTACCTGAAATCCGAAGAAGCTGTCAATGATTACGGAGACGCGCTAGACAGTGCATCGGAAAGCGAAAAAACAGCCGTAGAAACGCTCCAAGAGTACGCAAAAACGCTGAAGCAGCAGGAAAGCGACCTGACGACTGCATCTCAGGCTCTCGCCGAGTATCAGCAAAATGGCCGAGTCTCTGCATCTACAATGAAATCGCTGATTTCCATGAGCGATCAATATGTAAATGCGCTGACAGACGAAAACGGCAAACTCGATGTATCAGAGAAAAAACTGCGTGACCTCGTAGAAGCAATTTTAGACGATGTTGACGCGACGAATGACCTCATCGGTGTCACAAAGAAGTCCAGTGGAGCAATGGGAAGTTTCGTCACCGGTCTGAAAAATGCAGCAAAGCAGTCCGGCGTAACAGACGATGCTATAGATGGTGTTGTTGCACAGATGATTATCTTCAACAACACTGCGCTGTCTGTTTCAGACAAAATCGCCGCCCTTCAAGCCCTTGCATTGCAAGCTGGGGTTACGCAATCTGCGATTTCCGGCATTAGCCTGAACAACATCGGCCGAGACGCGGGAATGACTGCAGAGGAAGCACAGAAAAAATACGGTATGTCTGCGGCAGAAGCGCAGCGATACGTCAAGAGTCAGGCGGAAAAAGCCAGAAACAACGATCAAGCACTGATTGACTATTGGAACTCGCTTGCGTCGAAAATCCCGGAAACAAAGACTTCTTCCGGTGGTGGCGGCAGCTCCTCCGATGCAAACCTTGAAGCGCATAAGCAAAAGGTTGAGCTTCTGAAATCCGAGCTGACTTTGCTGGAAAAGCAGAATGCCAGTGAGGACACGCAGAAGGACAAAATGCGGCAGATCCAGCAGGCGCTCCATGCGCAGGCGCAGTATCTGCGGTCCATCGGCGGCAGTCAGTCGGATATCAACGCGCTTTCGGCCGAATGGTGGGAGTGGCAGGAGAAAATAAACGGGACACTCAAGAATACGGATGATCTGCTGAACGAGCTGCAAGGTGTTATGTCGGATAAGCTTTCCGACCTTTCCGACCAGCGGCAGAACGAACTCGATGCCATTGACGCGCAGATCGATGCGCTCAAGCAGCAGAAGGACACCCGCGACGAGCAGCTTGATCTCGAAGAAAAAATCCTTGCTGTCCAACAGGCGCAGGCCAAGCTTGCAAATGCGCAGAATGAACGTACAGTTCGGCAGTATAATGCTCGCACCGGTCAGTGGGAATGGGTGGCTGACCAGAAGGAAGTTGACAGCGCACAGAAAGCCTTGGACGAGGCTAAAAAAGACCTTGAGGACTTCAAGGCGAACATGGCTTATGAGGCCGCACTGGCCGAACTGGAAGCGCAGAAGAAAACGATCAACGAGCAGTATGACGATCTGGAAACGGCCTACAAAGATTTTTTGAAATCCATCAAGGAGAAGACACGCGGCATTGGCGAGATCTTGCAGGATATCTGGAAAAACGCAACGCCGGAACTCCGTCAGATCATTCAGGAAAACGCAGAGCTTTTCAAACAGTTCGGATTCGATGTGTCGCAGCTTTCCGACGCCGTAAATGACACTGCCAAGAAATTGTACGGTATCTCCAAGAATGGCGATAAGTACGAAATCGGCAGCGATAAGGGCTTGGATTTCATCAACAATAAGCCTGCCGGTTCTACAATGACAGGCGGCGATGGCTCCACATGGACGAAGAATGAGGACGGAACAGTCACAATCGTTGATAAGGACGGCGTTACCTACACTGTATATCCAAACGGCGGTTCTGGTGGAACAGAAGATTCTACCGGTGGCTCGGCTTCTGGCCCCAAATACAGTGGCACCGTCTTTGCAAAACGATTGGACGGAAAGGGCGATGACTACAAGATTTCCAGCGCGGACGGCCTGAATTTCCTGAACAATGCACTCGCCGGTGAGAAACTGGACGGTGGCGATGGTTCCCATTGGGTGAAAAACGCAGACGGGACAACATCCATCACAGACAAGTATGGCATTGCATACAAGGTCTACGACCAGGGCGGAATCCTGCACGGCATGGGCGGCATCAAAGCCACGATGCAGGACGAGGGAATTACCCCACCGGATGTAACGGCTATGTTGAAGAAACACGTCCTGACACCAGTTGAGGACAGAAACTTCAGTCAGAACATGGATAGCATCAGATGGATGATGTCAAGCAACGGAATTGGAGCGAACGCCATCCACAATGCGTCATACGATAACCACAGCATTGGGACGCAGAACAATGGAACTGTGTATAAGTTCAACGGAATTACAATCAACGAACCGCAGGCAAGCGGAATGACGTTGAAACAATTTGCAGACATCGCACACAATCTTGGAAACTTCTCCTAACACGAACAAACGGAGGAATCAAAATGTTATATCAGCCGACAAATATTTCTCCCAGCATGGCTGGGGCACTTGGCAATGGTGTAATCGATGCAAACAACAGCCTTACGGTGAGTTGGCAGGTCAATGGGAATTCGCCTATGACCGCATTCCAAATCACCATTTATGCGAACAACGCAATATCTACGCAGCTGTTTTCTACCGGAAAACTGACGTATGGATGCCCGTTTTATGGAGTAGATTATGCCGGAAATGTGCAGATGTTCAACTACACCATCTATCATGAGCAACTTTCGCTTGCGAAGATTGAAAACGGACGCGACTACAAGATCATCATTCAGCAATGGTGGAACGAAACCGATTCTGTAACGCAATCCAGCGCAAGTGTGTTCCGTGCAAGGAGCACCCCGACACTTGCCATCGGCACGATACCGAAACCGTTGAAGTCACGCTTATTTACTTTTACTGCATCTTATACTCAAGAGCAAGGAGATGCACTTAACTGGTGTAGATGGAGGATTTCGTCCAGTGACGGAAAAAAAGAAATCATTCTCGAAGACACAGGAAGAATTTATGGTACTGCTGAACTCACGTTCCCATACGATGGTTTTTTGAATGGAGGCACATATCTGATAGAGTGCCTTGTTCAAACAGAAAACGGGGTCGAAGCATCCAGTTTTGCCTACGTTTCTGTTCAATATACGGTCAATCCAATCCAAGCAAACCTAAGCGTTTGCCAATCGACGCGTGGGAATGGAATCACTGTAAAGCTTCCGGAAATCAAGCGTGTTCCGGGAGTGAAAAACAGCCAAATCAAAATATCAGACAGCTACCTTACACTTCCGTCGGACGAAAACGCAAAAGTCGTATGGTCTACAGAAAACGGTGTGCCGCTTTCCATAAAGCAGCCGTTTGACATCTGCTGGTGTGGGAAAGGATTGCCAGAAGGAAATGTCCTTTCTCTCAAGTGCAAAGCGTCGGTCAATGGATTCAGCCCGATAAAAGTTACTGACAGTCCAAGCGGCTATCCTTTTGGAACATATGGTGCAGCATGTGTCTTTACTGGTGAATCGACGCAGACCTATGTAATTGTCTTGCGAAATGGCAGTGAATGGTATAGCAACGATTTGCAAACATGGCTTTACTCCGGAAATGTTCTAAGCGGAACGAACTCCGACTGGTGTGGAATTGCATACGGAGATTCCAAATATGCTGCTGTATCAAGGGGCGATAAGAAAATAGCCTATGCAACCAGCGCAAACGCATGGTCGATATCGACATCATCTATTGGACTTTCCACAATTTGCTTCGGTAATCATCTGTTTGTTGCGGCAGGTGAAGGTATCGTTTATACACGAAGCACAGCAAATGACAAAGGCTGGGTAAAGACGGATGCACCGTTCAGCGGCACTCCGACCGCGATTGCGTTCGGTGAAATTGAAGGAACTTCAAAATATGTAGTTGGAACCGAAATAGGAAACTTATATGTTTCGTCCGATGGAACGACGTGGACGCTTTCAGCATCTGGGCAAGGATTCCTAAGTTCTATCACATTCTTCAATGGAAAATTTTACGTAGCACGAAACGATGGCAATAGTATACTTGTCAGTTCTGATGGAACACAGTGGAATATACTTTCGCATATATCCGAGTTTATAAACGGAACTAGCTCTATCTGCGGCGACTCCACCGGACATCTATATGCGACTGAAAATGAAAATGGCAACTACGCGTATAGTTCTGATTACGGAAAAACGTGGAGTGTTTTCCCGTTGGGTACGCCATTAAACGACGCATTCTTATTTGAAGGTGCAAACCGTGTCTTTCTCGTTGGAGACGGAGAAAGTTCAGGAACAACGGCCGTCTACGCTGGTGGGAGTGAACTTGTAACAAAAGAGGCGATGTTCACGACCAACGTAACATCAAACGTAGAGTTCCTTGCGTTTGAAAACATCATGCCAAGCAAGTCAAATTGGAGAGATGTATGTTATGGGAATGGAAAGTATGTCGCGGTAGCGACAGACAGCAACAAAGCGGCTTATTCTACGACGGGAACAAAGTGGGATGAATCTACGCTCCATGAAAGCGTAATGAATTGGGCTAGTATTTGCTACGGCAATGGCGTTTTTGTAGCAGTCGGCGTGGGCTACTTTGCAACGTCTGCGGACGCAATCAACTGGACCGCTACCGCATCGGCAGGGAACACATTCACTTGCATCCGCTTCCTGAACGGCAAGTTCTACGCAGTCGGCACGGGTATATACCGGTCTTCCGATGGTGCTACATGGGAAAAATGCAATGTTCCATCTGGTAATGGATACATGATTATGTCGATCACATACGGAAATGGAATGTATGTTTGCGTAACGACCAACTATGCGGTGTACTCCTACGATGGATTAAATTGGAGCTATACGCCCATGCCTCAAGGTTCGTGGCGCAGTATATCGTTTGGAAACGGAGTTTTTATTGCATCAGGACTATTTTCTTACAGTGTTTATAGTTACGATGGTAAAACTTGGTCGGCCGCAAGTATTCCTTCCGGACAGACAGAGGGCCTTGGCACGTGCTTCGGTGATGGTAGATTTATTGCTACTACGGCCGCAGGTGTTGTCAAATCGGTGGATGGACACACATGGGATGTTGTCGCGGAAAATAATGATCGCGAGTACGCTGCTTGCTGCTTCGGAAACGGCAAGTTCCTTGTTATTGGAAACACGTCTAATGTGCTGCTTTCTGGGACTGTGACGGCCAATGTCGAGTTCCTGCTGAATGGGGGACGGCAGAGCACTACGGTTGTCCCGTATATGCAGCAATGGACCTTCATCATTGACGGAGAGCAAAATGTTCTTGGCCTTTCATGGACAACCGACGGCAAAACAACGGCTAATGCGTCATCTGTGAATATCGCTCCAATCGCAGAAGTAACGTCGATCACCGCAGGTGGAGCCGTGAACATTGACTATATTTTCGTGAGCAAGGGATACATGAGCGAAGAAACAAAGCGTAAGTTTGAAAATTGGTCAAACCCATATCATCCCTATGACATTCCAAGGCAATTCTATGCTGATTTCACATCTGATTTGAACGGTGACACATTTGGGGAAAGCTATTTTACGCAGCTTTCAGTATACCGAGATCAAACCGATGCGTCCATTACAGAGCATATCTTCAACTCAAGTGCGACGGATGTGCATTCGTTCATTGATGCAAGTGCAAGGAATGGAGTTCAATATCGGTACACGGCTTTCGGACTCTCAGATTTTGACCAGTCTTCTGCAATTACGAGCGACGTTACGCAGATATGCGTGTGGAACTGGGCAATTCTATCCTGTACGGAAGATTCAGATGGAGTCTATCACCCGCAAAAGATATTTGCGTTTGGAAAGAACTTGTCCAGCGGGGATATCAGTAACAACAATGCACCGCAGATTTTACAGAACTTTACAAGATACCCAACTGTTCAACCATCCCCGTTCAACTACAAAACTGGAACGTTGAGCAGCCTGATTGGTACGATTTCTAATGGCGTATATTCCGACACTGTTTCGGAAAGAAACGAAATCATGGACTTGCCTATCACGCAGAATACGCTATTTCTGAAAAGCAGAAAAGGCGATTTGATGAAGATCAGAATCAGCGGAGCAATCGAGTCCGGAACGATGGATAATTCTGCGGCGCAGGCGCAAACCGTTAAAATCCCGTGGGTAGAAATTGGGGACGCGTCTGAAGCAAGAATCATCATCACGGAAAGCGATGGAGCTTGGCCTAACTAATAGGGGAGGTGAGTTCACCTATGGCGATAAACATTGTAGCTCTTGAAGCGCAGTCTGTAACAGTCAATGTCACTGGCGGGATGCCAGATGCAAATGAATACCTTTACGAACTCAGGTTTGGCGGTGTTAACATTTCCACTTTAACCTCGACTGATGTATACAATAACTTTGAGGTTACATTCAATGGCCTTGAACTTGGAGGCAAAGCGTATCAGATCTATGCGACTGACGTTTTAAACTCCACCTATTTTGGGCCGCTTTCTATTAATTCTGGTTACGAAATCACGATAGACGCAAACGGCGGGTCTGGCTATCTTTATGATACGGCTGCTTATGACAGTTTTTACACACTTCCGTCGGGCGGCTTTGAGAAGTATTCCAGCAAACTCCTTGGCTATAGCACTAACCCGGATTCCACGTCAGCGCAGTTTAACGTTGGAATGGGTATTCGGATGTACCAAAACTGGAACCTGTATTGTGTGTGGCAAGAAACCACCTATACACTTAGCTACTACAGGACAAGCACTGGGTCAACACTGTGGCTAAGAGAAAAATTCCCCTATGACGTGAACGGGCCTTATATTACCGTTACGACACAAACCCCAGGGTTGACAGGCTACCGATTCGTGAATTGGGAAATCTTTCAGGAAAGCGGTACTTCACTTGGATATGTAGAGCCGGGCGGTACAATTCAAGTTGGCAATGCAGATGTCAGAGCTATAGCCCAGTGGGAACCACTACAGCGGCATACTGTCACATATAACGCTAATGGCGGATATCCTACGCCGGCTACACAAACTGCATATGATTACGAAGAAGTAACCTTGAGCGAGTTGGTTCCAACGCGTGATGGTTATACAGCGTTTGTATGGTTTACAGTTGACCCCATCACAGGCAACGTAATGGGATATGCTCCTGGAAGCCCATTTAACGTTCAAACTTCAGATTGGACAATGTATGCAGAGTGGTATAAGTATGCGATTGTCATCTACGCTGGCGATAATGTTGCGTCTGTGCGAACGGAGGTTCTCGGATTACCGTATATTTTATATGACGGAACAACTCAGCTGAGTTCAACAATAACTTGCGAACTGGCGGTCGAATCCGGATACACAATCGAATTTGATGGATGGTATGACAGCACTGGGCAAAAGGTATCGAGTGCCCAAACTTTCACACTCTCAGACCTCACAGCCCCCATAACGCTTACGGCGAAGGCCACAAAACGTGCCGGAACAACGTTCACCATATCATATCTGCATGGAGCCAACGGAACCGGAGAAAACCAAATCCAACAAAAAACTGCCGGTACAGCGGTTACACTAAAAGGTGCAATCTTTACGCGGGAAGGATACACACAAACCGGTTGGTCTACTTTGGACGGCGGAGCAAAATCATACGCGCTTGGCGGCCAGTACACACAAGATGCCGATATCACGCTATACCCGTTCTGGAAAGAAAATACGATAGACCCGTCGGAAACGTATCCCATAACGTATTCTCCCGGAAACGATGGAACCGGTTCAGTGCTAACAGCAACAAAAGTGAAAGGCGTTCCTCTTTCTTTGGAAGGAGCACTCTTCACAAAAATTGGATACGCGCAATCTGCATGGGCCACTTCTGTAGGCGGGGGAGCTGTATATGCTCTCGGTGGATTGTATACGGAGGATGCAGCAGTTACGCTATACCCAACATGGGGTCCACAGCAGTTCATTCAACCGGGTTCAATGATGGAATCTTCATGGCGCATGAATGACTACATGAGCCAACTCCGCACATCATTTACAAAACTGTGCAGACTTCGTTTCCTGCAACCGGACGGAAGCACGGCGTTTGCAATCGATAATAATCCAAAAAACAAACGAAGTGGAACGTTTATCCAAGGCGGAACCATCACATGTAATTTGCAGAATGGACAACGCAGAACGGCAAACGTTACGCTCTCCAACGTTGACGCTGAATATGATTACAACGTCAATAACATCTGGTTCGGGCAGCAAATCGCCATTGACGAAGGACTTGTGCTTTCCAGCGGATATGAGTATTACATCCAGCAGGGGGTGTTTTATATTGCGGAGCCGCAGGAAACGCTCAACCCAAATATCCGGACGGTTTCTCTTCCGCTGGTTGATAAATGGGCATACCTTGATGGAAGCTTGTTTGGAAGGCTTGAATCGACATACGAGGTTCCAGTTGGGACAAATATCTTTAAGCCGATAGAAGCCATCTTGCGGTTTGATAGGGGAAACGGATATCTGGTTGACCACGTTCCGCCCGTATTTACCAGCTATTACAAAGGGAAAACGCAAGCATTGCCGGACGGGACGACAGCAAACTTGACGGATTCCCCCTATACGCTCCGGGTAGACAGTGACGATGGTACGTTCGCTGACGTATGCCTTGGGCTTTCAGAAATGGTGAACGCTTGGATTGGTTATGACCAAACGGGAGCACTCCGCATTGACCCATCGCAAGATGATATTGTGGATGCAAACAAGCCTGTTTTGTGGAGGTTTTCACAAGATGAAGCACAACTTCTTGGAACAACATACACGATAAAAAACACCGAAGTGTTCAACGACTATATTGTTCTCGGAGAAAAGCAAGATGACAATCCGCAAGCTGCCGGCCGTGCGCAGAATCTCGACCCAGCGAGTGATACAAACGTTAATATCATAGGCAGAAAGACGTACAGAGAAACCGCTTCCGGGTATTACACAACAACGCAGTGCCGTGACTTGGCAGAGTGGAAATTGAAACGCGCGACAGTTTTACAAAAGGCAGTATCAATTTCTTGCATACAGATGATGCACATCTCGGAGAATAACCTTGTTGAAATCGTCCGGACAGACAAACCCGGTTCTCCGGTCGAACGACATCTGATTCAAGGCTACACTCGGCCACTTGCAACCAATGGAACAATGACCATTAACGCAGTATCGGTTGTAGATTTCCCAAACGCGACGATTACAAGTTGGCCGGAATGAGAAGGGAGGTGCATACAGATGGGGGAGAAAAAATATTCACAGCTCGTGCTTAGACTCAAAACAGGAGAAACATTCTATGTAATTGGGGAAACAAAACGGTATTGGCTTTGCAAAGGAACGCAGTTCAAGAAGACAAGCCGACAAATTGATAGCGTCAAAAGACGCTCGACAAGAAAGGACATAGAAGATGATTAACAGATGGTTGATTCGCAGAATGCTCGATGCCAACAGCAGCGAAACAAAAACGTGCAAATCCTCCATTGAATCCACATACGGAATCAGCGCCTGCATCCACTTCTTCTGCGGCAAGTGGATTCCACCCCCCCATTGCAAAATAAAACAGAATCATTTCCTGCGCCGAAAGAGCGGTGTAGAAGAGCCGAAGAGGGCTGTGATCGAAGCGAAAGAGGGCTACGTTCACTGCTCTCTTTCTCTTTGCCTATACAGACAAAACGATTGGAGAAAAACAATGGATATTTTCAAAGACATCGTGACCGTCTTCGGTGGTATTACTACGATTGGCACTGTACTGGTGATTCTTGTCCGGCCAATCCGAGAGTGGGTCATGGGAGATAGCGCAGTCAAAGCTGGGATGAAGTGTCAGCTTCGTGCGGATATGCTGCACACTTATTATAAGAACAAGGATGCACAGAAAATCCGGCAGTATGAAGCCGAGAACTTCGAGTATTCGTACAAAGCCTATAAAGCCTTGAAGGGAAATTCATTCATCGACAAGATCAAGAGGGAAGTGGACGAATGGGAAGTGGTGACGTGACATGGAATGGAGCAAAAAAATCTTAATTTTCTCATACCTGATGCTGGGTGTCTTCATAATCATCTTTTTGGCTGTTGAAGACAAAACAGCTGCTGCAACTGTTCTTTGTGGCTGGATTGTAGAATGCGGTGGTGCTACTGCGTTCTACTTCTGGAAAGCAAAGAACGAAAACCGGAGCAAGTACGCATTAAAATTCGTCCGGGAACTGGCCGACAAGTACGGCCTCGACGCAACGGCACGAATTATTGAGTCAGTTCTTAAAGACTGAGAAAGGAAACTATTATGAACAACAACTGGTGGCAAACTGTCGTCGAAAACTTATTCAAGGTCAAATCTCTCGTTACAATCTTGCTTACCACAGCATTCGTCGTAATGGCGCTCAAGGGCGGAGTGGAACCGAAAGATTTCTATTCTATCATCGTTATGGTACTCACGTTCTACTTTGGATACCAAAGCGCAAAGAGCGAAGACAAGAACAAACCAACACACGATGACCAAGAATAATCACTGCATCCGTATGGAAGGAGGAACGTTAAAATGACGATTCAGGATGCACAAAAGAAACTTATCTCCGTAGCAGAGGCTGAAGAAGGGTATTTGGAAAAAGCTTCGAATGCGCAGCTTGACGATAAGACGGCGAATGCCGGCTGGAACAATTACACGAAATACGCCCGCGATCATGCGAAATGGGGGACGTATCATGCTCCAAAACAAGGGCTTGCTTGGTGTGATATGTTCGTTGACTGGTGCTTCATCACGGCGTTTGGATTCGACATTGGCATGAAGATGACCTGTCAACCGAAGGGCGCGTATGGTGCAGGATGTACGGCATCGTACAACTACTACCGGTCTGCCGGTCAATCTGTCACTCTCGCGAATGTGCAGCCGGGCGATCAGATTTTTTTCGGAAATCCCGGAAACATGACACATACCGGACTTGTGTACAAGGTGGATAGCACGAAAATCTATACCATCGAAGGAAACACAGGAGCTGGAAGCAATGTCGTGATTGCGAATGGCGGGGGAGTATTCAAGAAGTGGTATTTCCGCAATTCTTCGGCTATCGGCGGCGTTGGAAGGCCGAAATGGGAACTCGTCACAAACACGGCGCAGAGCGCGACACCACCGTCAAACCCGGAATCTACTTCTGTGACCTACGCAGAGTTCCAAGGCGGCATTTTTGCAGAAATCCCATTCTCCTGCATTGACCGCATCGAACACGTCAAAATGAGCGACGCAAGAGGCGAGACGACTGGCAGCGTAGCAATTCGCGCACAATGGAATGGCCGGTATCCAGACATCGTTATCAACGCCGAGCTGTTCAACTACGGAAAATACACGCCGGCCTCTGGCGTCAAGCACAAGGGAACCATGGAATATCAGGGGTGGCAACCGTTCATTGGCTTCAAGGACTACAAAACACCCATTCAGGAACCGCGTGGAGCCGTCACATCACCAGATGCAGTTGGTGGCTACCCTGCTATGGTTCAAAACGGCACGAAGGATTTTAGCGTCCCCAGAGGGCTAGAGGGCAACAAGTCCCGGACGGCGATGGGACTGCGTGGAAAGACTCTTGGGATTATTGTCACCGAAAAGCAAGTCCCCATGGACGTTGTTGCAAACAAGTTCGTCAATGAGAAGTACGATTTTGCAATCAATCTTGACGGCGGCTCGTCCAGCAGCTACGTCATCCCCTCAAAAGTGTGGGCGCGTCCGAGCAAACTGCGTGGATTCGTTGCAATCTGGTTGAAGGGCGGAAGCGGAAACTACTTGAGCAAGCGGCAATACGGAAACAATTACGCGCAGACGAAACCAATAAAGTCGGAAACCTGGATAGAAACGGACAAAACAGCATCGAAAGGTGTCAAACTGAAAGTCATAGCGAGTGGACTGAACCTTCGTGCTGCCGCTACTACCAGCAGCGAAATCCGATTCGTACTCAAGTTTGGCGAACTGGTCACATGGTATGGGTACCAGACGAAGAACTGGTATTATGTGCGAACAGCCAGCGGAAAAGAAGGATACGTCAGCAAAAAATACGTCAGGAAACTGTGATAGCGGAGGGAACACACAATGGACGAAAATCAGGAAATGAAACGGTTTGCGGACAGACTATGGGAATATTTCAAACCTAAAATTGAAGAACTGACACGTTCCAATGTGTGGTACTTCCGCGCTCAAGTTACGAAACCGGCACTGGATGGAAAAATCACGGTGCAACGTCCGTTCGATGGGGAAATTGCGCTCCCGTATGTGAGCAGTATGGAGAATGCCGCGATTGGGACTCAAGTCACTGTGTTTGTGTTTGGTTCCAGCATGACAAACGCCGTCATTTGCGGAAATGGTTCATTGAGCATCCTTGGCGGTAGCCCATCGTCTGGCGGCGGAGGTGGTAGCGCCGAAAACGCTGTTCTCTATGTCGCACAAATACTGAGTGCGGCACAACAATCGCAGGCAAGAAACAACATCGGCGCAATTTCTGCTGATGAACTTTCTGGAAAACAAGACACGATTGAAGCAGCTGGGCTTCTGAAAGGGGACGGGAACGGCGGTGTAACAGCCGCTGTTCCCGGAACAGATTACCTTCAGAGCGCACCTGTTACCTCTGTTGATGGGAAGACGGGTGCAGTTGTCTTGTCTGGTTCCTACGTAACCCCAACTCAGCTTGCAGAGAAGCAGCAGAAAATCATGGTCAAGGGTATTCTGGAAGGTGATGGAACCGGAAATATTCAAGCTGCTGGAACCCTAGAAGGTGCTCTTGTGGAATACTCCGGAAGCGGTACAACGGACTACGATGGATTGCAAAACAGGCCACAGGTAAATGGCGTTACGCTTGAAGGAAATAAGACTTCCATAGAACTCAGTTTGTACGGCAATGGAAATCCCCCTCCGTACCCCGTTGCTTCTGTGAACGGAGAAACCGGAGAAGTCATGCTTCATGACCTCAAATACACTGCGCAGAGCCTTACAAGTGCACAAAAACAACAGGCGAGATTGAACATTGATGTTCCTGCGACTGATGAAGTTCTGCTTCTGGAAGACACTGTGACAGGAAACTATATCAACATTCAAAAGGCAATGACAGCAGGCTCATTGCTTAAAGTGACTGCTGTTGACGCAGATGGAAACCCGACCGCACTTGCTGCAGCGATTCCGGGGACGGACTATATGCCGGCTGTCCCAGTTACCGCATCAGACAATGGGAAAACGTTGAAAGTCGTCAATGGTGTATGGGCGGCATCAAATTGATGGAGGAATGAATAACCATGAGATTATTGACAGTTGGAGGGAAAGTGGTTTCGGTCAGTGGAAAAGCCATTGAAATACCTGACTCATCTGGCGGAGTATATCAAATCGCAGTGGAAACGAGCGCGGGGGCATCTGTTTCAGCATCAAAAGGCACAACGACAGTTTCCGGGACGGCAGACACCAGCGGTAGTTGCACATTAACACTCTACGAACCAGGTGAGTGGAGCGTCAGTGCTTCACTGAACAACGTCACTAAGACACAGACCGTCAGCATCGGGACTCAGAGCATGAAGCTGCCTTTGATCGAGCTCGCGGACGCGTTTGCGGCAAACAGCTGGGAGACGATCATTGCGGCGTGCCAGTCCGGAAACGTTCCTGACAGCTGGGCTGTGGGCGACAGCAAACCAATGGCGATCAACGGTACGAATTATCAGATCGATATCATCGGCAAAAATCATGATGTCTATACGGACGGCTCAGGTACGGCTCCACTGACATTCCAACTGCATGATTGTTACAGCGAAGCGAAGCAGATGTACAGCACCGACCTGAGCGGTCTCGGCTGGAAGAACACCGATATGCGCCTGACCTATCTGCCTGC